TGGCTTGTGGAGGAAGACCCGGATACTCAAGTGGTGGTCTTGTGGACTTTACAGATTATAATGTAGCAACACATGGATTTCCATATCTACTTGATTCATATTGGAGAGAGGCTACTGCATCTTATAAAAATGTAACAAGTCCTTTTGCTGAACATAAAAACTCTTTGAATTTTATTAATGACGGGACTAAACTAAAAAGTAATGTTGTAGTAGGAGATACTGAATTACCACTAAAGGATATAACAGAATTTGATACTTCCGGATATGGAGTAATAATGTGCGAGAAGGGTAGTGGTAATACCGCAGAAAAAATTGCATACTACTATGCTTGGACAGGAAAATCAACTTCTACTATAAATGGAACTGTTGTTGATGTTCTAACAGGTGTATATATTACATCTTATTCAGTAGTCACACACCCTCAACATGCAATAGCACAATTAAAAGGAGATGTAACGGCAGGTGCAACAGGAAGTGATGTTGATATTGGTAGTAACGAAGACTTGCTACCCGATGATAAATTAGAAACTAATTTTGATAAAGTTACTGTGTATAATACTCCTGCTGCTCTATATGGTCTGCGATTAAACTTAAACATAGTAGGTAAAATTACTTCTGCTAACTGTGGAACATTTACTGCCGACGAGAAGATTTCATTTATTCAAAATAATGCGATTCACGAATCTTGGTTGAATAACTCTTCTCTTCCTGCAATTAGCGATATTAACAATGTTCCTATAATGAAAGATAATTCTTCCGACACCTTCGGGTGTTCTATTGATGCAAAGACAAAAACCATTTATGATATTCTTGATACTATGAGTAGCAAAGAAGGAGTAGGTCTTGCTGGTAATACTAAAAGAATGACTTTCCAAATGGGAAGAGACAATAGATTAGACTTTAGAGAAGAATATTCTTCCGGTATTACTCTAAATCGCAACAATTTAAAATTATCAAATCTTAGAACAGAAGGATTTTCGCAAATAACAAATGTAAGAGTATATTATAATGGTAATAGTTCATTTGTTGATTTTCCAACACCAAGCGAAAATACAGATATAAGATGGAGAACTTTAGCATTTCCCGAAATTATGAATAGAGGAGAAGCAGAAGCATTAGCAAAACAAGAGTTTGATAGAGAAACTGAATCAAAAATTAGTATTGAAGCAGAAATGCTAAGAGATGCTAATAATAATCACAAGATGCTTAGTGGTAGAAGAGGTTATGTTGCAGATGTATTTAGAAAGAGATTAAATACAGATAACTTTGCTATTGATAATTCGCAACCGGAAACCTGCTGGTGGACTAATCTAAATGGAGGTAGCCCTTTCTTTGGAATACAAAACGGATTGCATAAAAGAGGTAAAAGTAAGGCTTCATACTCTTTTAATACGGGGAGTCATACATCAACATCAACAGTTTGTCATGCTTATATAACTCAACAATCAAAACCCGAAAGTCTCGGAATAGTTGCTTTATCGTTAGTTAAAACAGATGGAGGCGCATTTAATCCAAGCGGTAGTAATACATTTGCTAATCCACCATTAGGTAGTTTTGGTGGTAGTGGTAGTGTGACGGTTCTAACAGGAGGGTCAGCAGATAATTTTAGATTTGACTATGAGGGAAATACAGGAACTCTTGTAGCCTTTGGTGGAGTAGCAGGATATTATAATTTACCATGCGAAATAGGAAGCACAGGCAATTTTTATAATCTAAGAATATATTATGACGGAACTACTATTTCAAGTAGTAGTTCTATGGATGTTAATTTTGCAGAACAACATACAAAAGATGAAGCATATTATTTTTATGGTGCTAATAGCCTATCACATGCTCTACAAGTAGTTCATATTGATGCAGGAACTAACAAAGTAAGTGCTACTACCGGAGAAAAGTTGCGATTAGCAATTGCTTGTTTTAGTGGAACTAATAGCACAGATGCTAAATTTATTTTGTATTTAGCAGATTGCGATTTTAAGACAACCGCTACACAAAAGGGCGCAGTATATTATCCACCCGATAATACAGTAACAAATACACTAAACACAACATTTAGAAAAGATATTATCATAGACGGAAATGGATATTATACAATGACTATACCATCAAGTTATGATGGTAATGCTCGTAAAATAATATTTTCAGTTAATTATGATTATCTATGCGCGCTTATTAAAGAAAGATGCGGTGATATAGTAGGTAATGGACAATCTTCAATAGCAAACGGGAAGATAGGTCTTGGGTCATTTGGTTTATCCACTTCTGCTGATTCCATATTCCCATTAGGAATGCGAGAATATCCGGAGATGGGTGCTTTAGCAAATCAGCATGCTGCGTATTATGCACCAAGAATAAACATCGTTGATGATTTTACTTACATACCTGCTACGAGCCTAACTTATACAGATGCTCATATTGACATAAGTAATGAGAGAATGATAATAAAAAGAATAAGTTATCAACAACAAGAAAGAAATGTGGAACAAGTAAAATTAGGTCTTGAGAAAATATCAACCCATTCTCGATACAATTTCGCAAGAGTATTCAAAGAGAGAACAGGGGGAGGAGGAGGCGGAGGAGAAAAGGCGAAGCCGAGACCCACAAGACCATTACCACCTTCTCTAAAACCTGCACCCGACACGAAAGGAGGTTCGGGAGTTAATAAGGATGGGGCGCAGCCAAGAAAGGTCTTGATGAGTAGTAATGTAGGTGGCGGAGACCCTTCTTCACAAGGTATGGGTTATAGTGGTATGACTTCTAACGATATATCGCAAAGCCTACTAAACAGAATCAAAGGTAAATCCGACTTCAACAACGACATAGGCTCAAGTGGTGGTAATTGGTCTGTTCTTGGTATGAAGAAGACAGGTAATCAATCCTCCTTTGATAGAGCAGTTGATGGTGTTGATGTTATCAGTTCACCTGCGACAGGTGTAGCAATCGCAACATCGGAAGGATTCTGTATGTCCGGTATAGAGAACCCTCTTGATTCCGGTTCGGGACAAAATGAACAACACACATACTCTATGTCTGTGCGAGTTCCTAATGATTCAGCAGGTGGATTCTTTTCTCTTGAGTCAATAGTATCAACAGATACCTCAAACACAATCGAACTAACAATGACTGCTACTTGTATTGAAACTAACAAGAGCGTTAGCACTACAAAAGCCCTTACAGGCTCTAAAAATAGGGAGAAGATACTCTTGATGCCTACTACCCTCATTGAGGGTCTTAGCACCGCAGGAAACACCCTTAAAATAGACATAACAAGGAAACCTAATCAAGGTAATGACAATGCACCTTATGATTCCCTAATCATTCACAATACTTCCGTTAATCTAAGAAGATTGAATAAGCCTAACATAGCCGAAAGTGATAACTTCCGACCTTACTAATAGTAGATGAGGCAGGGTAGCGCACAGGAGGAGTTTATGCAAATGAAGAATGAGAACCATAAGAGTGTTGCGCTACTACCTGCCTCAATCTAAACACGGTATGTTGTATTTATAAATCCTTCCATGTGGTTCTCAATTCTTTTAAGCGTCTTGCGGTGACTCTACCTACTCCTCTAATAGCCATCAAATCTTTGATTCTAACCTTTGTCTTGAGTAAGTTAGGTATGCTACCGAACTTATTCAGTAATGATGTTGCGATTTCTTCTGTTATTCCTTGAACTCCCATTAGAGCAAGCAATCTTGGGTCTGTTGGTAGAGACTTAGTTCTCTTAGCAACAGTCAATGTCTTGCCTATTTGCTTTTTCAAGTGCGATACTTGTAGCCACTCAACGAAGTCTTCCATATTTACGAACTCTATAATCCTAAGTTTAGGGAAATGCGAATAGGCAACCATCTTAAATGACTTGATAACCCTATTCATTTTTGCTATTTCTTTCCTCATTTCATGTGCCTTTGGTTTCCTTCCTTTGAAATATGGTTTCAATTGAGTTCCATAAATCGCAAGGAATGGTTTTTCTGCCACTTCACAAAGTTCCGATAATTGATGATTGATTGTCCTTCCGTTCCTTCCTATACCTAAGATTGTGCGATACAAGTCGTTGATTTCCTTTGCTTCAATCAACCAATCGCCTATTTGATAATCGCCATGAGGCAGTCTCTTTACGAGAACATTACCTTTTGGGTCAGTCTTGCGATTACCCGCAGCAACATACAGACGATGCAGCAAAGCGTCGTTTTCCCTGTCGTCTGCATATATCATATTGCGAATAGGATTAACAGACTGTATAATCATTTCGCACAATACCAACAATCCCCGTCGCATAAATTATGTCTTCGATACCAAGATGGGGAGGGGGAACGCTTGTATTTCATCATTCCACGAACATACTTGCGAGTAGTTGCAGCGTTGTAGTCAATCCAATTTAGACCCTCTATGAAGTCGCATATATTATCAACAATTCCCATTCTCTCATCAATAGTCAAATCTTCGGGGTCTGCGAACCATCTTAACTGTTGAGCCATTGTCTGCACTAAACCAACACGGACATGATGCGGTGGGTTACTCATACGAATAGCCCTGTTGAGGCATGTAGGTAATGCTACCTCTCCCCCATGATGCCCGACTTTAACTGTATTATTAGTGCGATTATTAGACTCTTGATACGGATTATCAGCCTTCCAAATAACCAAGTCGAAGCAATCATCGTGATTCACTACACCGAAGAAAGGGTCAAGCATATTATCAAGGTTCTTTCTTTTCGGTATGCGATAATCGTTGGGGTTCTGTGCGAATACCCTTGCTTCTATTGGAGTAGCCCACTTGCCCCTCGATACATTGAAGGTATTAGAGACGCGAGTAATCTTCTCCGGATAACCTACACCATCAAGGGAAGTAAGTCCTTCGGCCATCTTCCTTTGGTAACGGTCAAGGTGAAAAGCCCAATCCCTGCCCTTGACGGGTCTCTTGAATATTTGATGAACATGAAAGCCCCTGCCTGTCGCTACGAGCCTCACATCTCCCTCTAAACGCTTGATTAGATTAGCAACATCTTCCTTGACTACCTCCATAGGGTAATCTTCATTCATGTCAAAATCCCACCAAGCCCTGTCAATAACGACAGTATCGTAGTCGTATGGGTCGTCAAAGTGGTAGAGGCTTGTGTAGATGTTAGTCTTGCCGTTGAGCCTATTGATATAACTATCGAACTCCTCTTTGGAATAACACTTCTGCCTCTTCAAGCCAATCTGTCGGGGGAACTTGAGCATAATGTTATCACAACCTACTCGTCGTTAATAACCTCTCTATGTCCACATATAGAGCATATTGCTATTCTTTTGCTTTCGGTTTCAACATCTCCCGTTATCAGCATAACGGGTCTGCTATCCTCTTGTATCTTCATTTCTGCATCGCATTCTTTACAAATCATTCTTTCACCACAAATTATCTAATCCATTCATTTCACTTTCGCAAGACATAGAAAAGTCGCACCATTGGGGGCAGAAGTAATCCGACCATTTCATAGGCCACTCATGGTTCTTTATACCCTCGCAAGCCTCTTTTAGAGACTTCTCTAATGATGTAATACTTCTCTTATTTACTTTCTCCACGATTAATATTCCTTTACCGCCTTTGCCTAATGCGATTTCTTTCTTGTTTTCGGTCTTTACCCATCCACCTTTGCAGGTCATAACTCTATCAATATCCCACTCTCCCCAATCATCCTTCCAACCACACAGTTCTGCGAAGAACTTGGGGTTTTCTGCGTCGGGCGCAAGATAAGCAAAATGCGTGATAGGTCTTGTTTCCCCCATCAAACGCAACATACGGGAATAATAACATAGTTCCTTTCTTGTCTTTTGCATTTTATTAGAAGCCCAATTCCCTGTCTTTAGTTCATAGATACACAGACCGCCATCGGGATGAACGAGAATCGCATCTATTAGACCTACAAGAATAACCCCGTTTTCTTCATCCCACACGGCACGATACTCTTCATACTCTACGGGTTTGAAGTTCTCAAGACCCCACCTTTCTATCCTGCATTCTTCAAGAAATGTTAGAGTCTTGTTTGATTCATGCTCTCTATCCTCCGGTATTAGGGGAGACAATACAGACTGCCCTTCCCAATTATCATAGACAGTCTCAAGATTCTCATGCACGAATGAACCTGCAATCATGGCCTCCGTAGCAGGTAAGCGCGTATTTTTCAATTGTATTTTTTCCCACCAAAACTTGCGAGGACACATTACATAGGACATGAACGAAGACTTTGACATCTTCAAGAACTTATCTTCATCGTTAGGGTCATAACTACCTAACTTTGCTAACTCCTTAGAAGTAAGCCCCTCCGGTGGCCTCTCCATAATTACTCCTCTTCTTTTATATCGTGGAGTGTAGTCTGCACAGTCTCTCTTAGAGGTTCATTACAGTAAGGGCAATCATCAACCTTGTCTATACCTTCAAGTATAGGTGTCCTAATAGTTCCGCCACAATGAGGGCAGTCTTCTTTGTGCATCATATCAAGACTCTCAAGTAGTTTTGATATAATCATATTGTGCTTCTCTAATTCTTTGACGAACATATTTAGGAACGAGTCAATACGACTCGCCATAACATTTAGGTTATTCTCCAATTCTCTTACTGTCGGCTTTCTCTTACTTGGCATATTTATCTCACTCTCTTTTATCATTATAAATCTGTCGTCAAATCCACTCAATATCGGCTACACCACGAATAGTATTCTCAAGAGGCATAATATCCCAATTCATAACCTCATAGTATGGTAATACTTTTGACAGAATATATTTGTCTGCTAATTCTTTATATCCGATTTTTGCGATACCTTCTATCTCATCGGGAGAATCGAAACCTATGTAGTTTCCGTCTTCATCAATGGTGCATAGAAAGTAATCTCCTTTGCGATACCCTTTACCTAAATTATCGTTAGCCCATTTAGCACCTGCTCTCGCTTCACCAAGAACGGAATATTTTGACAAATCGTTCTTTAGTTTTGCTTTTATTGTCAAATCCTCAACAGGTATCTCGCCATTGACTACCTTTGATATGAGAGAGCGTAAGTGCATAGTTATCACTTCTTCCTTAGTATCTGTAAGTATCGCATCTATCACATACGACATAGCATCTTTCATGGCTTTAGGCAATCTGCTTTGTTTCATTTCTATACCTTTGACATAGAACTCTCTCTCATGGTATGAACCATCAGTCCATTGAACCATACCTGCGTATCTGTTCTTCGCCATTATCAAAAAGGAGGAAGACCATTTCTCAAACTCGGTGATTATTGGTTTCATCTTCTCGTTGATAATTGATAGTGCCTCCACGCCCTTTTCGGGGTTGGGAACTCGGCACATGATAGAATCAGTATGTCCGTAAATAACAGGGAATCCAAGTTCTTCTGCATGGTCTCGCAACTCTCCCAATGTCTGCCTTGAAGTAAATGTAATAGCAGAAGCAATATCGGGGTGATACATTCCAAACTTTGCGTCTCCTGCTACCCCATACATAGAAGCAACAAGGGATTTAGTTGCGAATTGTAGAGCGTCGTATCTCTTCTTTTCTATCTCGGTCTCCGATTCTTTCATCTTCTTCTTGTATATGTTGCGAAGTTCTGTCATTTTATCCATCTGTCTGCATAAGAGACCTTTCTTTTCCATGTTGAACTTGATACCATTACCGCAGTCTTGCCCCTGCTCATCAAGAGTAGTCCAACATATACCGTATTTATCCACATTACTGTGATACATGGCTCGCACATCGAATATACCTATGTCTTTATACACTCCCGCTTGAGGCTTCATTATCTCCGCACCTTCATATTCCACCTTACCAAACTGCGGTTTAGTAGGAATCTTTCTATCAAAGTCCTCATCTCTCATACTTAGATAGGTGAACATCTTTGTGATAAATGGTGTGCTTCTAATATCGCAACCTACAATATGTTGTAGAGCAGTATAATATCCGAGAGCATCAACCAAATCATTTAGTCTCGGTAGCAAATCAACATCTTGTCTTGCGTAATCAAGATATGTTCCAAAGTCCGTGTAGTAAGTGTCGTGTCCGTCTTCAAGTGGAACTTTCTTGTCTTTTAGACAATGCAAAGAAACGGCATCAAGAGCCATAGATGGTAATTGACCGTTCTTCATAACCCACAGTTTGCTAAACGCAATCATCAAGTCTATAACATTCGTTCCCACTATGGGCTGACCCCAATCACCGAACTCATATCGCACCCTCCTCATAGGAGAGAGCATTCGCACATCTATGTTGTTATGTTTGAATCTCTTGAATAACTGTTGAATATCCGCATTGACTACATTCCAACCTGTCAATATGTCGGGGTCATGGGAATTGAGCAATTTAGCAAATGCGTATAGCATATCGGACTCGTTGCTGAAAGCCTTGAATGAACGACCATCAGTCTCGCAAGCCTCCTTCTCATAGGGGTGATTCTTACACGGTATGCTTGTGTAATTACCTGCCTCATAATCTTCATGCGTAAAGAAAACAAACTCGCCCTTGATAGAATCACGCACTACAATTATAGTTATCTCCCCACCATCAATCTTCCATTCCATATCGAAGAACCACACCCTATGTTCGTATTTAGGACATTCAAACTCACTATCCACAAGAACTCTATTGGTGAAAGGGATATTACCTTCCCATGTCGGAGTATCGGGGTTGCTACTGCGAAACTCCGACAAATCTTGCGTTGTGTTGAAAAATACCTTCTTTAGTCTCTCTCCGTATAGACCTGTAAAACCACTTTCGGTTTCAAGGGGGATAGTATCAATATGTTCTTCGACATATAGGTAGGGTCTATGTCCTGTGATTTTGGTTGTCTGTCTCTTGCCTTCGCTATCTCTATGTCTTACAATGACGGTGCTTCCCCTGCCTCTCTCAACAATCATCTTAAACACCACATCTCGTATTTTTCCATATCAAGATGTAGTTTGGTGAACAACTCATCGTCATACCGTATTGGCTGATAACCGAGACTAACTACAACATCTCGCAATCTCGTAGCGGCAGTTTCACCAAAGGGATTTAAGATAGCCACAATAGGAACGGCTAACTTTTTAATTTGTTCATTTCTGTGCTTTAGTAATTCTTTGTGAAATCCGTTGCCCCTAAACTCTAACTTGACATAGGTATTACCTACAAATACGAAACTTAGGTTGTCTTGTGCATCATAGACAAGTGTAGCCGTAGTATAACCTACGGGGTAATCATCAATCATAAGGACATAGTATATTGCATCGTTGTATATTTGAGGATAACCCCTCTCATGCGCTCTTACTAAGCCTTCTCCTACCCAATTGTGTTCTAAATCTGTATATGTCCAACCGCTTGAAATTCTCCACTCCATGAGTTAGAATAGGTATGAAGACCTTATAAATCCGTCTTACACCCAATCAACGCCTTCCTTCTTAGGAAGGGAATCAAATCTTTCTTTCATTCTCTCGGCTGACTCTTCATATAACTCAACCATAGTTGAGTTGCGATTATTCAAGTAGGCCGCTACTCCGGTAGTTCCCGAACCTGCGAACGGGTCGAGAACCCAATCGCCTTCTTCTGTGCTTGCTAACAAACACTTTTCCGGAAGTTCCAATGGAAACGGTGCTTCATGTCCGTTATTCGCAGGAGTCATATCCCACACAGTAAATAGATTCGCAGGTTTGTAGAAGTAATCTTTGCTTTTAGCAAACATGAATATCCTCTCATGCTTAGGAATAGGTCTCTTAATGTATGCTTCCGGTTGAGGATATGCTTTGCTTTTATTCCAAATTATTTCACTTCGCAAAATCCAACCGTCTTCCTGTAAAGCAAGTGCTACAAGCCAACCAACACCGAGTAGATTCTTAGGTGGGAGGTCTTTTACATTCCTTGAACCCCACTTATTCTTTAACGCTTTTATTCCTCCTTCTTTGTAGTCCGAACCTGCACCACCACTACCGTTATAGCAATCTCCTATGTTCAACCATAGTGTGCCATCGTCTGTTAGACTATCTCGCACCTTCCTAAATACATTTACCATACTCTCAATGTATTCATTGAGGGTCTGCGATTTCCCTATTTCGGCATCATCATCCCCATAAGAACGCATACCAAAATAAGGGGGGCTTGTGATACAAGAGCGATATAGATTGGTCGGTAATGTTACTTCCATTATATCTCCAACTACTATCTCATTCAAGTGAAGTCCTCCTGTATTGTTTGGTTGGTCTCCAATGGGGGGAAGGTAGTTCTTCCAAGTAACCCCATCTTGCTATTAACTTCAAAGCGTGACCGCACATATCAACAGTCATACCTGCTCTAAATCGCACAATATCTAAACTTCTTTTTAGAACATCGTTAGCAGAAATCAATTCATCTTCTTGCATCTGCAAGACGATATACATAGTTGCTATCTTTCTGTGCAGTTTGCGAAGACTCATCACATTACCCATCTTGGATAGTGTGTGTATCAAATCATCGTGATTTAGTGCTACTGCCCGACTGTATATATTCTTGAGTTTGCGAGGATTACTCTCGGCAATCTCTTTAGACCATTCGGACAGATTAATAGGCATCACAAAACTCCTCTTTGGAAGATAAAGCCACCTGCGAATCGCAATAGTATGCTCATACCTTGACCGTATTCTGCAAAGTTAATAAAGTGGATTGTTAGTAAGTTTCCGTAATCAATATTCTCAAGACCGCCCTCAAACAAACAAGGCTCAATGTCTAAGTCTTTTTCTATCTCGCAAAGATAGGTAGTGGTTTCTCCTTTGGTATCTTGCCCCACTCTCAAGAATAGAGAGTCGCCATCACTATACAATTCAAAGCGATTTACTTTCTGCGAATTTACAGAACCGCTTTCAATAGCATCTTTGAATACGGTGGGGTCAAGCCCAACAGTCGAGGCTTGCGGTGAAATTATTTCACCACCCGCAGTAATGTAGGTAAAGCCGTCTATACTTTCCGCCCTCTCTTCCGATTTCAAAGACCATTCAAGAATAGTATCGGTTGTATGTGGGAAAGCCTTCGCTCTCTTATCTGCCGTAAGTGTGGTAGTCTTTGAGTTAGACTTGACTCGCAATTTATCATCATCTTGTATCAAGGTGATTTTACCTTTGTGTTTTGATAGGACACCAAGAAGCATGTCAATATCGGGGATAATAATAGATTCGTCTCCATCATCACTAATGTTGCCTTTCACACTAAACTCCGATAGACTTGTCTTCCCATCTCTAACAATCATGGTAGTCTCTAACTTAATACCACTTCTGCTATGCAAAACGCAACCTTTGACTTGATTAATGGGCTTGCCATTAATCGTGCATTTCCTTTGTGTATTCTTCAATAACTTTACCAATTCTGCCTTCTCTATTGTAGTTGCCATGCTTCTTCATCCTCCTCATGTTCATATAAATCCAATGTTAGTTTTCTACCCCTCATAACTTTATTGCAGTATGAGCAGTTAGATTCTTCACCTTCGATATGCTCATACTTCCCGAAAGAATCCATGCCTTTGCATAGGAAGTAAGAGAAACCATCCGGACATACTACGGCTATATGAGTAGCCTTTCTGCGCTTGCCGGAACGGACAAGCCTAACCCTTAGAGGCAGGTCTTCACCCCCACTTCAAGAAAGGGTAGCCCGACCACTTCGCTTTACGGTCTTTTACCTCTAAGATAGTGTGAGTAGTGCCTAACTGCTCTTGATTAAAGCCCTTCATTTCCTCAATACTCGCTCGTATTTCCCATGCGCCTTCGGCCATGTTAGAGTCTGCCTTTACACCTGCTGCAATATCGCCTTTCTTGGTGTATCTTGCGAGGAATATCTGTTGAGAAAACAATCGCATAGTTCCCTTCTCCCAATCCGGAACTTCTCCGACTTTCATCAAGCCCTTCTGTCCGTTGCCTAAATCTGCGAATTGCTTTACATCTTTTAGATGGAAGGTAAAGAATACTGCATCAACGGGTAGTTGATGTGCGCGATTCATTACATCTCGGAACAATTGATTGCGAACTCGCCATTCCGCTTGGTTGAACCTGTCTCCATCTTCGACATTGATAGGATTTTTACTGCGATTCATTAGAACATAAGTCATAGCCTGTTCGCACCACTTTAGGAAAGTGGAACAACCGTCTATAATAACTGCGCCTATGTCGCCTTCTTTTGCCTGTTCACCTATAATCTTGATGAAAAAGCCCATCTTATCAACAAGAGCGACCCAATCAGTAGTATTATCTTCCTTGAAGATAGAAGCATCGGTCTCATCGAATATAGGAATAACCCTAATGTTCTCGTCGTCTGCATAGTCGTGTGCGATTGTTTGAACTGCCGAGTTATCAATGTCAAGAATTATGATTGTCTTATCTTTACCCAAGAACTCTCTTGCGATAGATACCGCAGAACCCGTCTTGGCGGTGTTCTCTTTACCTGTCAAAGACATTCTAATGGGGGAGTTGGTAGTCCTCTTTCTTGCGAACAATTCCCTGTAATGGTCTATACCAAATACAGTTTCTTCGACCTTCTCCTCTTTCTTTGCGCCACTTCCCCAAGACATTCAAATCACTCCCAATCGTCGTCTGCGTTACCACCGTATGCTTCATCGAGGGTCGCTTGATGCGAACCAAGTGATTCAATACAATGCCATCCTGTAATAGCAAGTCTTCCGTCACCTTCTTTTCCTATGTATGGTTGTCCTACAACCGCTAAGATAGAGCCGATACCAAAGTCCACTTTGCTATCCTCTTCCGCATTCACATATAGGTCAAGCGGAGGAGACATACTCGTTAAGTCTAAGTCTGCGAGAGCCATGATGTAGCCACCGTTCTCTCTTGGGTCAATGTGTGCTACTTCCATGACAATACATGCAAGAGCATCCCACTTTTCTTTATCGTCAAGAGTATTTACATACTCTTCAATAGAATCAAGACCATCTAATACCTTCATATTATCTGCGATAATACCTTTACCTTCGGAATCTAAAGGCGCATAAGGGAATATGGTTGCGACTTCACTTTCAAGAGTGTAGTGTGAAACACCCGCTTTAGCGTATGCTTTGCCATTCTTGGATAGATTCGCAGGTATTCTTAGAGGCATGAAGGTAGGATAATTTACCTTAGCCAATTCTCCTCTAAATGCGAAAGGAATCACTTGAATGCCGTCTTCACCTTGCTTTCTACCTACAAATGTGCAGGTTCTTTCAAGGTCTTGCGTTGCCCTTGCTTTTCCGTATGCGTAGTTAGGAGAGCCGGATGGGTATGTAGGAGAACTCTTGTTCTCAATACATACAAAGTAGCCTGTTCCATCCCCTATGTCTGTCGCTTGCTTTGGCAAAGATGTTCCATTCATAGAATCAAAACCTTCTGCGAAAGGTTGTTTGTTTGTCAAGGAAGGATTGTGAATAATCTCATACCCGCCTTCATCATTGTGTAGGTATAGGGTGATTAGACCCTGTGCCACAAGTGCCTTTCTTGCTTCTTCGTTCAATGTTCCCATCAAGGTCTTGTATTTGTTGTAAAAGACTTTGCCCCAATCTTTGTATCTCGGACTGCTGATGAACATACCTTCAAGCATAACACAACCGCTACGGGCTAATTTTGCTTTTGTCGCTCTCATTTCTGCCGCACCCATTCTAAGTGTCTTTGTGTGCATGTCCTCTTCGGTGACACCCGCTTTTAGAAGGGAAGCACCTTCTCTCTCCATTAGAGAGTTGTGCCTTTGCTTCAATTCATTCACGGAACAACCGATGTTTTTTGCTATTCTTTCATACATATTTTCGTCTATCATATTTCTTCGCCTCACTTTGCTTGTATTCTGTCCTAAACTCCCATGTCCTTATTAACCAACCGATGCCAACAATCTGCAATAATTCCATGATACAATCGCTTCATCAACACCCATGAGTATATCTCTCTCACTTGTGATTGAAGCATCTATCACTTTCATTTTTGCTTCTGTGCTTACGCTTGATTCGACGGCATAATCAAGAACTGTCTTGATGGTCTGTCGTAAAGGCATGGACTCTATCATCTTATGTGCGGATTCAACCGCCTTTGCTTTACACGCAGTCTTTAGAAAAGACTTGCTATTGAAACTTGAATCACCGAGAATAGAAATATATTTCTCTTTTTCGGGATGAACTGAATAGGATTGTAGGCAGTTTATTGCGTTTCGCAAATCGCCTTCATGTCTCTTTGCTATACTGCTCAAATGTTCGGATGGGATAGTAAGTAATTCTTCTGTTGCTATCATATTAAGTGCGTGATACATATCTCCATATCTTATAGGTGCGAAAGTCCGGACTTGACACCTTGATTGAAGCCAACGACTTACTTTACCCAAGTCGTTGCATGTGAGTATGAAATAGCAAGTCGCATTTTCAATGACTCCTTTAAGTGCATCTTGCGCTTGTATAGTTAGACGGTCTGCTTCATCGAGCAGTATGATTGTCTCCCATCTCCCACTTTGCGATAGTGGAATCAAGTCTTCTTCAACAAACTCAATACCTCTTTGTCTCTTTGAGGATGCGTTGAAGATGTGTAGTTGGAAACCTAACTTCTTTGCTAATAGGTGTGCCGCACTTGTCTTTCCCGTTCCTGCTTCGGGGGAATGAAACAAATAGTGTTGCATGTTGTCTTTTGTCAAATTTGACAATTCCTCTCTTAGGATAGGTTGCCCTACAAACTTATCCCATGTATCGGGTCGGTGTTTGCTAAACCATAGACTCATTGTGCTACCTCCAACTCATCTTTGTAGTGTTGAGCCATTTCCTCAAGCCATAGTTCTTCATAACACTCTTTGCATGTCTCGTTCATTTCGGTTGCGATTGCATCATCACACATTCTGCATAGGATGAGACCCTTTCTTTTAATGACCCACTTGAAAGTCTTTTTGCCAATCTTTTCAATCAAGCCCAAGAGTATGCCCCCTACTTAGCAAAAAGTCTTGGACTGTGTCCTTTACCTGCACGAACATACCGTGTGGGCTTCTTCCGCTACTGTCAATCATCATGCACCTTGAGCGATTTGCTAAATGCTCATCTAAGGCTACCATGTTTTCGCTTGCGTGTTTTAGATGTATGTCTTCTGCACCACGCTCAATTAGGGTGTTTGTATCTGCATATATGCGAATAATCATACCGCCATTTGACAACACATCTTCTGCCTCGTTGATGTGTCTTACATCATCAACAATAGCGAACTTCATTCCCTTTTCCTGTGCATACTTGCGAAGACGCAAGACCCAATAATCAATATCTTCCATGTCTCTTCTTGCTTGACCCCATGCTTGCAGTAAAGGTCTTGTCTTGGATTTATCTAAATCTTCAAGGTTGTCCCACATGAAGCGCGCTTCATTCTTACGCATCTTCGGGAAGAACGCCTGTGCTACTTCCATACGCAAAGACTCCGCATAGGATAGAATAGGTAGGTTGTATCTCGTTGCGAGCGTTAGAGCAAGAGTGGACTTGCCGGACTTCATATTGCCCGCTATGCCTATAAGTATAGTTTCAGTCACTCTTCTTCACTCCTTAGACCTGCTTCCAATACCTTTTTTGCTTCACCTGCATAGCCTCTCTCTATGTGTAGTATGGCCTTTATGACCGTATGCTTTAGTGCGTATATCCTATCAACCAAATCCGATACTATCTCCATTACGCTATCTTGCGCTTGCTTCTGTGCCTTCTCTATAATCTCTTTGCTCATATCCATTCCTCCATATTTTTCTCTTTGAGACATTCAATCCTCTTCTTCGACTTCTCCGCCTCACTCATCTTGCCGATAGAGTTCTCCTTAATAGTCTTAACCTTCTTGGTCTTACTCAAAAAGTTAAGTCCTTCGGGGAAACAAATCTCACACGGCTTCATAGAGAGTGCCGTCTTGTCGCTAATCATACCGTAGTCGTAAATGTCAGCCCCACATTTGTAGGTCTTCGACATTGATGCTCTTGCATGCAGTTTTCTTCCGGTCATGTTTGACGATACAGACTAAGTCATTATAAATCAGTCGGTTGTCGTCTTTGACATACGAGGCATTCTGTCCACTTGTCCTTTATCAAACGCATCTGTCCACAGGAAACGCATCTTTGCGACAAGTCCTTCTGCTTCTGCGTCATTGTTGAGTAGGGTCTTGTGTATAGCAAATCTTCTTTGTCGTGGATAATCTCATCGTTAATCGCATACACTACATTCTTAGTCTTGAGTCCATTCCCTACATCAACCATCTCATAGCCGTCTTGCTTAATCTGCAAGTTCTTGGATAGCATAGCAGTTAAACTTGAGTCGTTTGGTAGGGAACGGAACTCTCCTTCTGTTAGTAATATAGAAGCCATTTCGATACGCGTCATTCTCCCTCGCTCAAAGAGGATTTCCGCTACCCTCCTTCTTATGCGAGAGTTATTACGCGCCATCACATAACTGTAAATCGCAAGAGTATTTATTCATTCCGATAAATAACCTAAAAACGCAAGGTTAGCATCATCTTCCTTAACATTCACACTCTCTCCATCTAACTTATTAGATGCAGGGTTAATCCACAAAATTATGAATTGAACAAAACCTTGCTTGAAAGGCGTTGCTAAAAGCAACAGACCAATAGAGCATAGAGCATCAATCATATCCAACCCATCTCCTTCTGTTTGCGTTTCTTTGCTTTCTTAGGAAGTGTGTCTTTTGCTACTGAACGAATCTCATTAGATACTGTTGCATCTCCGAGTATTATTTCATCTCTATACATATCGCTTTCTCTAAATCCATAAGGTAGTATGGATTCTTCTTCCTTGCGTTTTTTCGCAGGATACGAAGGTCTCGCAACAACATTACAACCAAATGTTATTGCAGCCATTTGATAATAATTAGGACACCACTTGAATGATTTAGCAAGTAATCTCCATAGTTCTATGTCTTTGTGATTCTCTCGTAAGAAAGATAGCATTAGCGGAACGGGAATATCTTTTGCTAAAGCCCATGCTCTATTCTTGTTATCCCATTTGAGAACCGCTTGTATAGCGGGCATATAATCAACCTTACTATCCTTGATTGATTTGTCATAAATGACATTGTCATGTTTAATCTTTGGTGGATTGTTGCATACTATAACCAAACGATACGCAACATAGTCAAGCCACGACATACATTCCTCTTTGGATATGCGAGGCATGTGTGCTATGACTGTCAAATCTTTAGTTGTAGGAGAACAAATTATTCCTTCTCCCTCGACATACTCGCCCTTCTTATATGGCGCAGTATCATGCGTAAAAATGACGACTCCCATCATCTTCACCTTCTATGCGAGAGAACTCCAAGACTCCTCTCGTAGTCTTTCTTCCTATCAATTGACCTCTTGCTTCCATAATACGAAGCCAACGCGATACTGCATATACATTCACAGACATTGTCTTTTGCGGTAATTCTTCTATCACCTTCGGTAATAATTGGTCTGCCGTGAACCATTCGCTCAAATCCCAATTTTGAACTGCCGCTTTGATAGCAGGTTCTCTATATGCTTTGTTAGGCATCATACATACCCCCTTTCAAAGACATAACAATCTTCGCACATAACATCATCATCAACCCACTTCGCCTCATCATAATCAATCATCACTCCACATAAACAACATTCCATCATACTACTCTTCCTCCGCTATCTCTATAAACGAATCGTTCATATAAACCCACCGTTCAAACCTTTGCATTTGGCTTTTAGATAAATTCCACATCTCCCCAACAACCTTTTTTTGAACGGGATAACGACCTGCATACCACTTGACACCGTCTAATGTCAAGATGGCTATTAGTCCATCTTCATACATCTTACGAGCAATCTTGGGATATTCTGTCTGTGGTATTGGTCTCGCAATCAATTGATTGAAATGCGGCCTCCACTTGACAGGTTCTCCGGCACTCATTCTCTCACCACCCTCATATATCCGCAGTATTTACGCTTTCCATTCGGCATGTATGTCCGACAAGAAGTGTATCTAACTTTTGCTTCACGACCACAATTAGAACATCTTCGCAACTGCGATACAGGCATAGCATATCCCATACCTCCCCTATCTTCACCGTAGGTTATACCCATCACGCTTCCTCCCATGTAGTATCTATGTAGGTAGGTTCTTTCAAAGCACCTACTCGCAATTCTATTTGGTTTAGCAATTGAGGCTCACTACGCAGAACATCAACGAGGATTCCCATGACACCATTTACTTGTTGTTGTGCTAACAACAACTGCGAATCAACACCTATCTCTTGCTTCAAAGTTCCTATGAGTTTGAGACTTGTGTTTGCTTGGCCTACTAATCTTGTAGCATTAGCAATCCATTCTGCGTTTATTCCTTCTGCATCTTTCTGCGCTTCCCATTCATCCAACCAACGCTCGATTCTGCTAAATACATTTTCTGCCATATCCAAAGTGCTTATCGCTTCTTTGCGAGTATGCTCAACCGCCTTTGCTTCCTGCGGGTCATAGGTCATGTGTCCTTGCATGTGCATTTCCGTCGTGCCATCTTCCCACCCATTAGTGGTATCAAGATAAGCAGGAGTCATATTACCCATGAAGACTTGCGATTCTAATTCCTTTCTTTGCTGGTGATTACACAAAGGACATTCGGGGGATTCAAGAACCCACTTCAAAGTCTGTATCACTTTAGTATCTTCTTCGTATTTGATTCTCTCTTCAATCAACCATTTACTCTTCATGTGTTAGCCTCCATATCTTCTGCTTGGCTTGCCATTTACCCATTTCATGTATGCTTCCCCTGTCTTCGTATTCTCCTATGAATCTATCGTCTCGCATCAATATCTGCGTTGCACTCATAACATTCTTGGGCTTACTCTTATGCACACCTGCCGATAACCATAGTGTGCGGGTGAAAGACGCACCATTTTCTTTAATGTATTCCACGCACTTATCCCTCCATCTTCGATAATGTGTCTTTTTACTCGGCATTCTCATCATCCCTCCTATCTCTTACTCTCCAATAGGAAGTCCTGCGTGTTCCGGAAAAATCTGTGCCTTCGTTGATAATCACTTCCTCAAACCTATCATCCCCACGCAAAATCCATGTTATGCCCCTTGAGTGAGGAGGATTCCTCCACCTGCGACCCTTCTTGCTTTTAACCACCAAAGGCAAGTCTGTTGCCTTTGCCATTCCGTTCTCGCAAGTTTTCAAATATCTATATGCCGCTTCTTTCCATACTTTGTGTTTCTTTCCCATATTCAACCACCCCAATTTACATTGTCGCTTTGTAGGTCGGGCATACCGAACCTACAAACCACACCCCTGCGACCTCTTCCTTCTTTGCGAGGAGTGAACTCCTCAAACCAAATTTGCTGATTCAAATTTTCGTCAATCCATCTCTTAGCCGCTTGATAATCATTGTTAGTAATTAGTTTAGCAACATCTTTAATCAAAGATGAGCGAGGAACATCTTTATCCCAAAATGTAGTCTTAATCAAATGCACATCTTCATCCATTACATTACGACGCATTCGTAGACATTGTTCCAACAACTTATCCAACCTATCATCCATTTCCACTTCAAGTATTCCGCCCTTCCATTCTCCCTTCATCATAGAATAACCGATAGCAAGTCTTCGGAACAAGTCACTCTCAAATGAGCGCACCGATTCCTTCATTACCCAATCTTGGAACTCTTGCGAGAACCTTATTCCTTTAGGAGGATTCATTACAATATCCATCTGCCTGTCTATGAACCATGCTCTCATGTCAATAATCTCGCTTGCTAAATACGCTCTCTCTTCGGGAGGCATAGACGCTTGTTTGTTCTGTGCTTCTTTGTATAGACGCTCTTTTTCTGCATCCATGAGAATATCAATAATGAAGAACCTACGGTCAAGACCGGACTCCAAATCCATACGACCATGTTGCGTTCCACCCCATATAGTGTAGCGAGTATTGTATTTCACCCACCCGTCTCTCATACCTTTATTCACACGACCACTATCAAGTGAAGTCAGCAATTGATTCTTCATGTCTATACTGTGGTCTTTCTTATTCGCATCGGAGACCGATGAGAACTCTTCAAAACATAGGAAGCCACCGCACAACTCCCTTGCGAGAGGTCGGCCTACTATCTGTCCTTCGTCATTGACAGAACCGAACATACCTGCCTCCGTGATAGAGTTTGAGCCAATCATTGTGCGAAAACCTATACCATTGAACCCTTCGGGATTCCAAAGGAGACCTGTATATTCCGCACAGAATAAATCAATCAATACATTCTTTCCCGAACCCTTAGCACCACGCATGATAATGTGTATTCTTGTATCTGCGATTCTCGATGATGGAGTATAGATAGGATATTCCGTGTGTCTTAGAGGGCAGTCTGCGATTACAAAACGATAGCCTTCGTCTCCCTCTCTCGGTGCAAAGTCGCACATACTACACTTGTTCACGGTATTAAACAAGTGTGCGCCAATGCTCGATAGGAATACGGGAACTTTGTCCTCCATATCTATGATATAGTTTCTATCGCAAAAATCAAGAACTCTATCAAAAATATCCCCTGTCATTCTAATCACCCGAACATTCCGTTTGCATTTATATCTCTCTTGTTTTTAGTCTTCATTCTCGCCACTACTTCATTAGCCATCTTAGCCGCCTCATTTGCTTCGGAAGAAGCCTTATCGTAAATACCTTTCGACCTTTTTATAGCACCAACGGTATTATATCCGTTCTTTTTGAGTAAGCCCAAAGCCTCTCTAATGTGACTCTCATCATAGGAAAGGCTCTCCAACCTTGCACCGTGAGAAGGAATAATTAGTATCTTTGCACCTGCGCTTTCAACGCTGAACATGAAAGCGGGAAGCCAACCCCAAAGGGGTTGAAGCGAGTTATATGCTTCTTCTCCGCCAATATCTTCACCCTTTACGATAACGCATGAGTCAATCTCTTCTTCCATCATCCTGTCAAATGTATCGCTTGTCAAAACAAAGAAGTCTTTGACTCCGATATTAACAAGCATCTTCGCTATATCTCTCGCAGGAGGATAGTTGAATAGCCATGCGTTTTTCTGTTGGCCTATATCCTTACTTATGTGTGCGGGCGTTAATACTTCAACGATTAGGCAATTGTCATTTCTGTATATCGCCCAACCTGTAAAGCCCACTTCAAGGAAGGTATGCGGGCTTGAGTGTATATGCTTGCTCGTCATGTAGCCTATCGGCTCGCTATCCTTTACCATAGATGCGCCCACTACGGCAGGAATATGGTCTGTGCCTACTGCATCGTATAGTATGGCTTGCGTGATGCCTTTAGGCTCACCATCAAACCATACAAAATCTGTTTCGTTTATTGTCTGTATCTCTCCCATGTATATACCTCATGTTGTGAAGACCTTATGAACCCCGTTATTATTTTCAAGCCCGTAGAAATAATTAAGAAAAATTAAATCGGGCTACGGGATGCGATTCTAAATTATTCTTTTTTCTTTCTTAAGAGTTAATCCTTTATTTATTAAATAAATAATAGTCGGACTTAAGTTTAATCTCTTAGGAAATAATACAAAATAAAATCGGTAGGCTCGCAGTCTTGCGTTTATTTTTTTCTCAATTCTTTCCTCCGATTTGAAAAATATATCTATCATACTCAAGACGGTCTCTTTCGCGTGAATACATACCTGCATTATCCTTGTTGGGTAATGTGTTGCTGACATCGTATGCTATCTCCGCCATGTGGTATGACATTCTCGTTATGTAGTTATTCATATCTTTGAAACAATCCATTTCGGGATTGAAATAGCATTTTTGTGGCGCAATCCTATAATCCGCACCACAATTCGCGTGTATTATTGTTGATACCCGCCACAATTGGGTTTTTATCTCTTGGACTATACATAACTGCGGGTGTTCTCCATAGATGTAAGAAGGACATCTTGTTCGCAAATCCTTGCTACTATAAGGCAACCACATTTTTGCTATGCACCCTTCCGGTTTCCACCGCCAACCCTCTTCTTGCATAGTGCTATCGAGAACGCGAGAGGCTATGTATGCCTTTATCGCCTTCTTGGGTCGTGTATTAGGTATGATAAACTTCCTTTTATCATAGTTAAAACATACCCATTCAACCTGCGATTCATCTATTAGAGCCTGTATTTCCTTGTCGAAACTATGAGGCAAGTCTAACTTGCCGAGCATACCTGCCTGTATCATAGTGCGATACATATTAGGCTGAATCGCATCTAAGAACTCCCATATAGCATCGTAGCCGTCAAGCACTACATCAAATTCGTCTATACGCAAGTGTAGGTATGGTTTGAATCTACGACCTTTGGAGGTCTTTCTAAGGGCAATAAAATCTTCAACCACGATGTCTTTTGGTTGCGATAATATGTATGCCCCTTCATACCTAAACGGTTGCATTACTCCCACCGCCTATGTTTGCGTTTTTAATAAGCCTCTCAAGCAGGAAGTCAGCCGTTGGGTCATGTCCTGCGATTCTTAGCAATTGTATAGCGTCAAGTGCTACATTCAATACTTCTTCGTATTGAGGATTCATTCAATCATCTCCTTCCATGTTTCCGGTAAGCCTAATCCTTGTTCAAGTGCTTTCATTATTTCAACATGGTCGTTGCCATATCTAATCATTTCATCTAATGTTGAAAGAACATCAAGTTGCTTCTTGTTCTCTTCACGCAATCGCTTGCCTTCTTCATCACATAATTTGATAGTCCATTCACGATTACCTATTATTTCACGCAATCGTTTGACTTCTTCAATCAAAGGAAACATTCTTGCTAATAGCGTATGCTCGTTTTCTTTATCGCCATAAAAGGCGTTAAACTCCAATTCTAATTCTTCTATGTCTATCATCCAATTCCACTCCGGTTTCATTCTTCCTCATCTCCTCCTTTCATAGGTCTGTGCCACTCCTGTAATCCATCATGTAGATACTCTAACAAATACAAATCGCAACCATCAAAGTTAAGCCTACGGGCATATCTACCATCGGGTAGCAAGACAGTCTTCGACTCCTTGACTGCATACCACACACCATCCGGTGCAAGCATTGTGTCTATGACGGGTATGTTGTATATGCTCATGCTATTGCCTCCACTTGACTTATCAAATCCTTCAAAGTGTCTTCAAGAACACCTTGCACAGTCTCCGCATTGTCCTTTACTTCCTGTATTTGCGTTTCAACATTGAAGTCTAAATTGATAGCGCACAAGTCGTCTAATGCACTATTGATTTCATCAATCGCATTTAGGGCATCATCACATGCACTCATCAATTCATCAAGTGCTATCGCCTTGTCTTTCAATTCCTCGCAAAGTCCGTCTATATCTGTCACATTACTCACCCCCATAGCCATACATAGGTGTATCATCCTGTTTATGACCTGTCATTAGGTATGATGCTTCCTGTATGGTGTATCGCCTCTCACCCTTCATAGGCTCGTCAGTTTCCGCATAGTGTATGATAGCATTACCCACAAGTGGCATAATGTTCTCCAAGTGTAAGTCTACGAAAGACTTATTGTATTTTGCGAGAGTTGCTAAATGATTTGGTTCAAGACCAATTAGCAATCCTTCTTCATTAACAACGATGTCAAGGACATCTTGTTTCATTACTCGTAGGTATCTTAGATTATCTCCCATCTTCCTCGCCCTCTTTGTTGATTTTTTACAATTCACAAAGAAGTTAGACTTCTTTTCAGCGTGTGTATATTCTATGAGACCACCTACGAACTCTTGCATTTCTGCAAGAGTAGGTTCTTCATCCACTATCTTTTCTATTTCTCCACCTGTTCTTAAGAACAACCATTTTTCTTTCATCTTTTCACCTTCCTATTTTTTATCTCCAATTTACTAAGGAGTATTCCCATGTTATCTTCTATCTCACGGATAGCGGGTTCTACGACCACCTTCCACGCATTTACCTTCTCGATACCATGCTCGGTATCTATGTATGCGATTTCTTCAATGAGTTGCGTAGCAATCTCAAGAGCCTTTATCGTCTTGCCGTATCTGTATTTCCTCATGTATATCACTCCCAATACTCGTCTCCGTATGGGTCGTCGTCATAGTCGTCAATATCCTTCTTAGGATATTCAAGACCCATTTCCTGTTGTTTCTTTGCGATTCTATCTTCAACCTCTCCTAATGTGCATGTCTCATCAAACATACCATGTGTAGCATCTCCGGCTCGCCATTGAATACTCTCGTAGTAATTCACCAATGTAGGGTGTGCATCTGCCGCTAAAGCAATCGCACCTTCACTCTTTACGAAGTAATCCGGTGCAAGAGCCTCGCAAGTATCTGCAATTGTCTTTATCAAATGCGCTTCCCTTCGGAACTTTCTTTCTTCTTGCGTTTCTGTGATTATATTAAAATCAGCCGTCAGCGTGACTCCGTCTGCTTGTAAATTAGGTTCGCTTAACACTATGCGACTAATCAAAAGACTCTCCATGCTATGCACTACTTCCTGTGCATCTATGTTCTCTTGTGCAAGAATAGCCCTTGCTTGCTTGTTCAGCCTATGCAGTTCTCTTGCGCTTCTGTCTGTGATGTGGTTGAATACACTAACACCATTCTCGTCAAGGAATCCCTTATCTGTTTGCATAACACACGCCTGTTCGACCACAACCGTATGATAAAACATATACGCCTCATCCTTATCCTTTACATTCACTTCTCCTTCTTTCCAATTGCTCATTCATATCACTCCTGTTTTTCATCCTTAATACGGGTCTCCCCTATTTATTTGTTTCCCTCACTATAAGCACCATTTTTGAGACGCTCAATCGCAGTATCATAATCCTTTTGCTTTATCACGCCCATATCCAAAAACTCTTTCAAGGTCTCGTCAATTTCAACAGTCCATCTAAAGCGAGAACGCAAACGATGGACTAAGAAACTAAAGTCCTCATACATCTTCTGTGTATGCTCATCCCATCCATTCACTTCTTGCATGTGTTCCCGAACCTGTTTGGCCGCACCTACCTTGAGACTGCGACCCAAATGTTTGACACAATGGCAGTAAGGACATAGTGCCTGTATGCCTTTCAATGTCTGTATATGTCTTATGTCGTCATAAGACCAAACCTCATGTGCTTCAACGGCATGTTTGCGATTTTGCGAAAATCCGTCTTGTCCACAAATCTCACATTTATGTCCTGCTTGCTCATAACACCATTTGCGTAAGCGATTCCATCCCGAAGGCGGGAGAAGGCTACGCAAGTTTGCACCCCATGTTCCGGTAGGAACTAACTCGGTTGAGAGTATGGGGAAGCGTATCTTGCCGTCTTTGTCCTCAAAGACTTTCAAGCACATCACCCATAGCCTTCGCAACCTTGTCTTTGATGTCTTCAAAGGAGACATCAACAAGTTCTGTTTCTGTGTTGTTTGATGATTTAGGAATGAAAGTATTTCCGTCAATGAATTTAGGACTCTCAATCTTTGTTCGTATCTTTGGTCTTGCGAAGTTAGATGTCATTCTAACTTTTCTTACGGCCATGACTACGGGAGTAGCACACGCACTACATACATAACCTACATCTCCCCTGCTCATTCTTCTACCACAAGTAGGACATTCTCCTTCTTTTATGCTACCATCTAACCTCACATGGTAGTCCAAATGACTACCATTTGGGTGTTTGCACCTAACTACAAAGTTAGGTGCATTAGGCACACATTGTATTAGCAATTGCTCATAGTCCTGCGGCACTTCATTCATCTGTTTCAATTCTCGTCGGTTCTCGTTCATATACATACCTCGTTTATTTAATAGGGGCTTCTCATATTTAACTCAATGGGTTGTCATGCCCTCCTTGCGCCCATTGTAGTGCTTTTATCACGCCTCTCAAGGCGTTGTAATTCCTTACGCATTCTGCTCTCTCGCTTCTTGTGTTTGCATTACGCATGGCTTCATACCACTTCTCACGCAGTATAATAGCCTCTTGTTTCATCTCCTCTAATTGTTCCCATGTCCTAATCATTATTTCCACCACCAATTAGGGGCTTGTCTCCCCTTTTGCCACTTTGCGAATCTTGCTTTCTCATGTAGGTAATAGTTTCTGTATGCCATGACTGCGTCACCTTCGACCTTGTATTCGTCGGGCATACATTGAGCGAACTCGGTCAATTCCCCTTCGGGAATCATGTTCATCATGTGGAACATCTGTTCGATACCATCAACGCAGTAATGCGATTTTCCAAATCTTCTTTCGTATTCTTCGCAAAGCATGGCTGCATGGAACGCAGCCCAAATGAAATTCTCTCTCGTATCACCTACCCAACGGGTAGCGGGGTGAAAATGATAACCACCTTTTAGGGGCGTGTTTGACTTTGTCAAAGGCATCTGCTCATCTGTTGCGCCATGTCTGCGTAGTGCTGAACCCATTTGTTGATATAATTCGCATACCATTTTAGGCACATGCTTATCACAATACATCTTTGCGGCCTCCGTAGGGGATTTGTCAAGGACAAATATATTCATTCAATCACCCCTCCTTTCTTCGGGTGTCAAAAAGAAATTAGCATATTCGGGGTAGTCTCTTAGTATGGCTACTACTTTACTGTGCCAAGCATCACGCCAAGCACCATTGTTCCCACTATGTATGAGCGTGAAATACGCTCGTATAATAGTATCAAACTCGTCTTTTGTTATCACTCTTCTTCACCTTCCCAATTGTCAGTTATCTTTGCGAACTGTTCCATAAATTCTTTATGGGAATGTAATTCTCTTAGTTCGCATAAGACTATGGAAGTTATACTTCTCAATACGCCTACCTTGTATGGATGGCCGTCGAAATCTTCGATTACATCACCTGCCTCTAAGGTATCGCATATCTCGCTTAGTATTTGTTCATACAAATCGTCGGCTTTTCTTTTCGCTCTTGCGTCTCTAACTTCTTTCATCAATTTTTTTGCTATTCCTTCTTCTTTCATGCTCTCGCCTCCATCATTTTCTTTATCCTGTATGCAATCACTAATTCATTACATGAATCGCAAACTCTACCAGCAACCAAAGGTTGTCCGTTGTGTCCACTATCCCAATACATGACGCGCTCACCCTCAAGGTTGGTCATGTATTTTTTCTCAATTTTGCCAAAGCATAAATCGCATATTTTTTCTTCGCTCACTCTTCCTCATCTCCAAATAATTCTTCGTTGCCGTAGCCGTTCTCATAGTCTTCTCGCAAGGCACTTTCATAATCAGCCATGCCTACATTGTAGGCTATCGGGTCTATCGTCTGTAATGCGACTGACGGCAAGTAGGTATAACCTGCAATCTTCACCATCGGGTAGCATTCGTCTAACATCTCATCATACATTTCTTTCAGCAATTCTTCATTCATTCTATCACTTCTCCTAAAGCATCTCGCAACAGTTCCTTGACCTGTGCCGTAGTCATAGGCTTGCCTGTGCTACGCTCATTCCATGACCTTGTCATGGGTTTGCTATCGGTGTAGCCTTTGGCTACGGTTCTGTTGCGAGAATATTTTGCACCATGCCATGTGGCCGTAGTGTTGAGAACTTTGTTCCCTACGGGGCTTCGGTGTCTTTTTGCTTTGTAAGCATTCTGCTTACGAAGATACTCTTGATGCTTTGCATCATCATAATATGGAATACCTGTAATCACTTGTGATTCGGGGTAGTCTTCAAGGTCTGTAATACGCATAGCGCAAACCATCTTCAAGTCGTGGTCTTTGTAAAAGACTACATGCCTATACCCTTGACCGTTAGAATTGACACGCCACAAAATAGGGTGTCCGTTCTCACATCTAAAAATTTCAGCGTTCTTCAATTGTCCGTCTTCATCATATCCTGCCATCATTCATCACCTGCATATATTACAAATAAATAGGGGGTTTTGGTATTTAACATTTTACTCCGACCTCCTGTCGCATACACATTCGCTACGCCACTCGCCACACCCATTACATAGGCGAGCCTTTGCATATCCAAGTGCCGCCTGTATCTTTGAGCGTATTGCACCCTCAAGATTGTCGCTTTTTGGTAGGCAGTCTAAAGCAAGCCTCAAGTATTTGCGAATATAATAACCTCCGGTAGGAGGTTGATTTTGGTTGATTACATCAGCCGTAAATGCGTTGCTCAACAGACCGCCTCCTCTAAAGTCATTATCGCATTTTCAAGGCAAGTATGCGCCTCATCTGCTTCTGTGTATGCTTGCTCAAGTGCTTCAACCGCTTCCGCAAGTGCTTCTCCAATGGGAGAAGCCTCAAGACCATTATCGCAAATGTTCTCATACTTTATCTGTTCTTCGGTTTCTCTTTCCTCAAGGAAAGCCCTAATGTCTTCAACCTGCGAGAGTATCTCTTGCAGTTCGCCTATTCTTTGCTCTATCATTTTTCTGTCCTTTGCGTTCACTCTTCTTCACCTGCCTCATCCTTATCCGCTACGGGCAAACCTAATACACGGAAAATGTCCTTGAAAATTGGGTGGGTCATTGACCTCCCTCCTTTGCGAACTCTTCGATAAAGTCTTTGACTTTACCAATATCTACTGTGCCTTCGCCCCATTGGTAATTACATGCTTTTGCTATATGCAAAAGTATGTCCGTGTCATACTCGCATGACACGGCATCAATGAAGCAACTTGTCAGTCCTCCATCTTGCGCGCAACCATATCCAATCATGTGCAACATAATTTCAAATTTCTCATCATTCATTCAATAATCCCTCCTTCCGGAGTAAGGCAAATCGCAATCCTTAATCTCCCATACCATAGGTATGCTATCCAATTCGGCTACGCTGAAATAACCCCATTCGGGGTATGTGCCTTGCACATACCCGAAGCATGTTCCATCGTCGTGTATCTCCGTTGCGAACCAATACCAACCGGACATGGATTCCCAACCCTTCAAAACTTTGTTTTCATCTCCGTATGCTCGGAGGTATAATTCACCATTTTTCGTTATCAATTCAGTCATTCTTCATCGTCTCCTGTTTCTCGGCCTTTATAGGGGTTCTTCATATTTAAAAGGAACTGTCGAGCAATAATCACGCTCATAAATTTTAAGAGCATCTTTCACGCTAATAAAATGCGAGTTCTTCGCGTGTGTAAATACGCGCCACCTGCTCGGAGGCACACCTAATGCGAGTGCGCTCATGTGTATATAGCCTTCTTGCGTCATGTTCACCACTCCTCCGGCATAGGTTCACCTGCACACCTTATTACGCCTTCATCAAATTCCCAAGAACCCTCATCCGTTCTCATACCAATTCTTTGAATTGCACCCCATTTTTTTCTATCTACTGTATTAGGTTCTGTGAACCTAATACCTGTCATTTCTGTTAGAACAGAAATCGCAAAGACTAAATCTTTAGGACATAGCCCTGCTATGTAGTTCATACCTTCGGGAGTTAGGACATCATAATAATGCACAAACAATAAATCGCACATAGTTTCCTCGATGATTTGTTCTCCTACGGAGACTCCGGTATGCTTCGATTCATCTCCGGCCATGAGTCTTATGAAAGACTCAAAATTTTCGTGGTCTTCGACATGGTTTAACAGTCTCTTGCCTGTGTTTGTAAAACAAACTCTTGCTAAGAGCCACGCTTGCCTAAAGGTATCATCATGCCAAATACTCATCAAGCCCACTCCCCTGCATCTAACGCCATGTGTCCTGCTGATTCATCAAGCAAGCAAGCCATCTGTTTTACCTTGAAACCTTCAAAGAAGTTTTCAAATTGATTTACGATGTGCATCGCAAATTCTTCCATCTCCTCCTTAGGAGGAGTCGGAAGCACAATCAAATGTGTCTCCTCCTCGCCTGTCTGTTCGTTTATCATGCCTACATTCCATACTTTCATGTTCATACTTTATCACTCCTTTTGCTTTTTCAAATATTCTATTTGAACCTAATACTCATCCTCACCATCTGCTTTAGCAGTCCATTTTGATATTGCTTCTTTGACATCTTCGATGCCGACTTTGATAGCCGCCTCGACGCTATGTTGTCCGTCACCTTGCCTCATTACATGAGCCTGTTGAAGCCCTATGGCTTGAGCAACATATTTTTGCGATTCTTTAGGTAGTTCACAAGAACGACCTAATCCCCAATCGGCATCACCTTGTGCCGCCCACATTCCGAAGATACCACTTCGGAAGAACCACGCTGACCCTGCTGATGCTGCGATAGCCTCGTTAAGAGGCTCGTCGGCTGATTTCAGCATAACTGCTGCGATTGCATTCTTGTTTTTGCTATCATTATAGCAACCCACAGAATAAGCGTAGCCCCAAACTTCGACTATGAATCCGGCCTCGCCAAGCAATTCTGCGGCTGCGAGGGCGACTGCGGTTCTTGCGAACATGACTTCGGCTTTGATGTTGGCATTACCTCCGGTAGGAACGACTAATGCTACGGCTTCCGCAGGGGCTTGACTCTTTGTAAGAGTCCTGCGAAATCTTGAGTCTCCGTTAAGGAGACGACCCGCATTTACTTTGCCTCGATTGTCCGACCACTTGAGCATTCTCTTCAAGGAAGAGAAGTCAATCGAATCAACCAAATCCGACATATTCTTTCTTGCTTTAGCAATTTGCTTATGGTCGTTCTCTACATAGTCTCCGACTAATGCGGCCACTTCACGACGCTTCTTGATGCCACTACCTTTTAGGTCTTCACGACCTATCCAATGGAAGTCAGCACTTTGATTCAAAGGATTATATCCTTTGAAGTCGGAGTTCTTGAGCGAACCGACATAGTCGGAGGCCGCTTGCACAGTCTCCGCTACGCTACACCTTGTTTTGATTTCCGGAATAACGAAGTTATTGATGCCTCGTATATCTGTCTTATGAACCATGTTCATTCACCACCTTTGCGAATTTTTGATAATCTCCTACGGAGGTTATCAAGCCGCCCCTCCGTTTCCTGTTGCATCTTCGATGAAAGACTTGTCGTAGCCTATGGCTCGGAGGTCTTTCTCATTCCAATCTGCTAAAGCAGTAGTTCTCCAACGGTTGCCATTCCAACCCAATACATGCTTTTGCTTGTAGGCAGTTTGCATGTGGCGAGGACTGATAATCCTACGGATTCCTGCTGAATCGGCTTTGCTTCGCACTTCATGGAAGAAATTGACGATTTCATCGTCTTGGATAAGTTCTCGCTCAAAGGCTCGGTCATAGCCCCAATGGATAACGCCTCCTGCAAAGCGATTCAAAGTGGATATATCAAGTGTTTCATTGGCTATATAGCCACTTCGACCACTACCCTGTCCAAGAGTATTTCCGGTTGCGAGAATCCATAAATCGTCGGAACGACGGACAACTTTTCCATCGGGCATTCTCCAAGTATCTCCGGCTAAAGCCGCATTTGCCGCTATTGCAGTTCCACCTACAAGGCATGGGAACTCGTCAAAGACGAGGACTCCACCATCTCGATAGACTTTGACTATGTCACTCATTCGGTGAACCTCGACTTCGCCACCATCCTTCGGATTGATTTGAGGAATCATTCCACCGACTATGTCGGAAGGCATCATTTCATTGTGACATGATAGGATAACGAAGTTATCGTCAAGGGTCAAATTCTTGTTTGCGAATCCGCCATTTTCCTTCGGAAGATGGAGTAGGGTCTCAAATATTTGCTTTGCAGCAAATGTTTTACCGCTTCCTGCCGCACCACATGAGTAAGCATTGGCTCGGATTTTTGCTAAATCCAAAGCATGCTCAAAGCATGGATGAGTCAAACCAACCTCAAGGTCTCTTGAGTCCTTGCCAAGTGGCTTAACGACCAAAGGTCGAGGTAAAGACATAGCCGCTAATTGCGAAGCAATTTCGGATTGAACATGGTTTGAGACCATCCCGATAAGGGATGGGGCAACTAATCCTGCAAGCACATCTCCGGCTTCTCCGGAAGCCGCAGTAGGTATTGAAACCTTTACAGGTTTTAGGGGGTTCTCCTTGAATAAGGAGTCAAGGTCGTCTTTGTTCTCCTTCGGAGGAGTCTTAGACTCCTTTGGAGGAGTCTTAGGCTTAGGGTTATCCCAACCTCCATCTTTGATGGAGTGAACATAATCTCGGTCTTCATCAGCGAAGTAAGCATCTTTGAATGCTTTCATGCTTGAGCCATTGTGAATTATTGCATAAGCAATATTTTGGCCGGACATTTTGTGGTCTTCGGGAAGTAGATGTTTATCAACATCTATGCAGGAAGTATGAATCCAAGATTTTTTGCGACTTTCAGTCGGTAGATTGACACATACTACCGCATGTTTAGGGGCTTTGCCCCTTATTTTTGTTCCACAAACTTTACAGTTTGCATCAAAATTTGCGTTCTTCGTTTTTAGGCCGACTGCTCTTAGCAGTTTGTTTGTTTCATTTTGCTTGCTCATATTTTCACACTCCATTTATTGCTCGGATTTGACCCTCCGAGAGGGTTTCACTATTAAAAGATTTTGAAATTGCTTTGGCAATATCTCCGGAAAATTTGCTACCGAAGGTCTCAAAGCGAACTAATGCCGATTCAACACAATCGTGCATGTATAAAGCATCAAACAAGGACTCTTGTTTGTCTTCGTCTTCAATTACATCATCTATGATTTTGCCAACGGCAACCTCGACGATTTGTTTGTTCAATCCTAATGAGGCGAGTATGTGTGTTGCCTCATCAATTAGGTCGTTAAACCCTTTATTCTTAATATCCTTCTCAATATTAGTTATCATCACCCTAAGGTGTGATAACAATATAGAAGGATATAGAATAGGGTCTATATCCCTAAAGGGATATACCGGACTGCGATTCTCAAATAAAGTATGTTGATACTTTATTTTAGAATCCGTATGTATGCACATACAGGGAAATTCAGTCTGCATTTTCATACTCCGTAGGAGTATGGTTTTTAGGAACTTTAATATACACCTTCCTTTAAAAGGAAGCAGCGCGTAGCATGTGCCTATGTGCGAGTCTATCGTTTTCAAAACAAGAGATATATCAAAATATTCTATTTTGTATCTCTCTTGCGAATCGAGGTTCGGTGGTATGACTTTACCGTTTGCGATTTTGTCGGCTTGATAGGGTATCGAGAACGGCAGGAAACACCGCTTTACTTTTTGCACCACTTCAATTTTAGTCTTCCCTAAACTTCCGTAGGAAGTCAAGTATGCCTCCGCATGTGCTTGGGTATGTGCGAGGGCATCTAAATTCTCAAGGAGAATTGACCCATTTTTAGAATAAGAATTATGGAATCTTATTCTTAAAATCACATGAGGCACAGATACCCGCACATGCAGGTAGGCGAGCGAGCAGGTATGCGAGCGTAGGTGCGTATGCAAGCGCGAGGGCGAGGGCATAGGCAAGCCCACTTGAGCAAGGGTCTGTTTGTGTCTGTTCATCTAAAGTTTGGAAATCTTTTTTTTCCGAAAATTTTCGGTTTCATCAAGAAAACTTTAGGATTTTAGAGAAATCTAAGTAAATTAGATTTATCAAAAATTAGAAAGTTCAAGGTGAGCAGGTATGCGAGCCTACACCTACACAGGTGCGTAAGCAGGTCTTAATTCTCGGAGAGAATTTCGCAAATCTAATGAATAAGAATTACAGAATCTTATTCATAGATTCACACATGCACATAGGCATGCGCGAGGGCGCATGCACATACATGCTCGCAAGCATACATGCACACCCGCGAGGGTGTGCATACCTACACACATACCCACACCTACCCCCCCGTATGCGCTCACCTACACCCCTGCGCGAGCATGTGCAAGCACATGCGAGAGTGTGCGAGCAAGCGCACACATGCGTTTTTTAGCGATTTTTCTAAAGAAAAATAGCAAAAAAACTTAGGAAAATTTCCCCCTTTTTTAGAAAGAGGAATTGAGGAATCCTCTTTCTAAAACTTCGCGTAGGTGTGCATGCACACGCATACGCACATACGCGAGTGTGCGTAGAGGCACACACGCAAGCGTAATTTAGAATATAGATTCAGTAATCTATATTCTTAAATTTGTTTTTTTTAAAATAAAAAAAAGCCCGTAAGCCTAAATTGGCCTACGGGCTTAATTTATTCCGGATTTAAACTTCGTTTATTTTGATAATACCTCCATAATTTGTTGATTCAAAACTTCGTTTTGGGTTCAGTAATTACCGTTCCAGCAGTCATTCGCACAAGAATTGAAAATTCTTTTGTAATGTTTTAGAATCTTTTTCGGCACTTTTGCTTTCGTAGAAAGCAATTCAAGGGAAAGATAGTCATAAAAAGCGACCCAACCTCTCAAAGACTTCGTCTTAATTCCTTCATCACAATGATATTCAAAGTTCTCTACTAAACAGTAGAGTTCGGAAAGGCTCATTTTTGAGACCATGTCTCTAAAAATTTGATAGATTTCTTGGCCGAATTTATCTTCCATATATGGAAGATTACAGTCTCTTGCTAACTGATTGACTCCGTCAAAATAGTAGCAATTTAATGTAGTTGTTCCTTGAACAAACTCCTCATTGTCTTTGTAATTCTCAAGGAGAATTTCACCAATTTTTCGGTCTAATTCCGTAGGAAGTCCTTTTACAAATTCAATTGCTTCGCAAATCTTCAATTGTCCTTCTTCATCTTTACGATGAATGAAGGCTCTTGGAAATGTTTTTTCCCCTTTAGGGAAACCCGAAGGATATTGTCTTAGACAATGGGCTGAATATCCGGCTTTCATTCCTTGAATGAAGAAGTCAAATCTATCAAGAATTTTAAATTCTTGAAGCCACTCCTCTAAATCTTCAACTATTACTTTGTAATACTTCATCGGCATTTCCCAATTATAGACAACTCGGTTGAAAACCGAAACGACATAATCAATGACATCGTCAATTTCCGAATCTACGATTCGGCTGAACTCCACTTCTTGAAATGCTTTCAAGAATGGAGAAGTCCATTCCTTTCGTTCTTCGTCAGTCAATAAGTCGTAAAGACTTATTGGATTAGCAGTTACAACTGCTTTGTTTGCGATTTCTTGCTGAATTTTCAATTCAGTTTGAAGGTCTTGACCTTCCATGAAATACTCAAAAATGCTGACATGGTCAGCATCGTCAAATTGGTTCTCTATTTGCCAAATTTCCAAAGGAATCTCATCAATAGCAAAAATTTTCCTAAAAGCCCTTTTAAGGGCTGATTCGGTCTGTTCTTCAAGCCATATATGGCTTGATTTGAAGACCTTGTAGTTAGGAATAATCAATTCATTGATTATTTCATCTTTTGTCAAGGACAAAAGACGGCTAACTTCATTGACATAGTCAATGGCTTGGCAGTTTAGGTCGTTAATATCTGTTGATATTAAATCAATAATTTCATTATTGGTGTAATCGTCAATCAAATCTTCTACGAAGATGCAAAGGTCTCGGCCTCCGTCGGTCTCTTCAAGACCGAGAACGGCAAAAAATCTACCAAAATTCAGCGCAGTTTTACTGTTTTTTAGAATTTGGGAGACCATCTTTTCTCCGACATGGTCGGTGAAGTAGTCCAAAGCCCAATTTGCAGTTTCAACAATTGGTTGTTGAAAATTCAAAGGAAAGGCAATCTTGATTGCCTCTTTCGGAGACAAGTCTCCGGTTTCAGTTTCAGCCCAACTCAAAGAGTCGGTGGTCGGTTCTTTCTTTTGATTAGGTTTTATCATTAGTTTATACCCCCTTCATCATAGATGAGGGGGTTAAACAATGTAAAACCAATCAAGAAATATCCCCCTAAAGGGGGATAGCCTTTGCGAATTATGATAATCAATATCTGTATATTGATTATCTTAATTTAGAAATAATTTTTGGATTTGGAAAACCGATAGACTCGCGAGGGTATGCGTGGACTCCTTTTAAAGGAGTTAAGTTATAGAGTTTTGCGATTTTTTACTCTCTCTAAAGAGAGAGTAATTTCTTGGGGAAAGCCGACCTCTCGCGCGCGAGATGTTTGATTTTGCCTTTTCAAAATATAGGATATTAGTTCTTCAACAATATCCTATATTTAATGGAGAAGTTTTCGCCATTTTTGTAATTCTGTGGAATTACAAGATTAAAATTCAAGTCTTATATTGTAGAATAGTCTTTTCGGATTAACGAGTTAATCCGTTTTCAGTATTAAGGTCAATAAGGCTTGGTAGATATTTGAATGCTTTTTTTGGTCTAAAGACCAACCACCACATTCAAAAAAACACCAAAAATTTCTTAGAAAAAGTTGCCCTTTATTTGGACACCGGAAATCCTCTTTAGAGGATTTCCGAAAAGAAATAAAAAAAGGGGCGGAGTTCGATGAACTCCGCCCCAATTTCCAAATTTTCAGTTTTGCGATATCTTTTTTCAATCCTCCATATTTTCATTCATTCTTCGGCTTGCTGAAACTGTCTTGATTATTCGTTGATATAACCCTGATTTTTAGCACAATTCAAACAAAGGATGTTCAAACTTCCATCATCAGCCATTGAAAGCAAAACACCATAGTTTGAACATGGTCTTTTGGTTTCAATCATTACATTACAGTTCCATTCATTACATTTAGTTAGGTTATTTCTCATATTACTCCCTGTTAGTCCGGTAAAAATCGGTAGTTATTAGTTGTTTGGTGGGATTGCCCCACCATAAAAACAATACAAAAACGATTGACTGAAAGCCTAAAATGGTTAATTTAGGGCAACCTAAAAATTTTAGTTCGGATTCAAAAAATTGCCAAAAATCCGACTACTAACGGAGTTAGTAGTCGCCAAGCACCTCAAAAAAATTTTTGAAAAATTTTTGAAAAATTTTAGAAAAAAGTCCTATACTTTCCACTTCTTCTTGCATTCCCTCGATTTCTTGCGAATTTGTTGTTGCGATTTGTTGGTTTGCCCCAATTTGACATATTTACTGTCGAAGATGCTACGGGTAATGGACTGTTCTGTGCAGTCTTGTATTGGTCTATGGCGTGTGCAAGTGCCATTACGGTGTCATTGTGCTTACCTTTGTCCACTATTACGCCACTTTTCCAAGTATGCGATTCTAACTCTTGTAGTAGTATATTCATTAGTTTTCGGGTCTCATCGTTGCCGTATGGGATGATTATTTTGCCCTGCTCAAACCATGAACGGAGTCTTGTCAATAGACCCTGCTTAAGAGTTCTGTTTGAGACCTTTGACATATTGACATCTAAACTGATTCCCCTTTGATTTATGATTGCTCTATACAGATGTTGAAAACCTGCACTCTCAAAAGCAAACTTAGGTCTCTCGTAAGCCTTGTCATACTCTTGTATTACATCAACCTGTTTATCGGGAGGGAAGTCGTTGCGCCTCCATAAGTTTGCGATATGCACATTTCCGTCTTCATCCTTTCGCAAGACACACATAACAGAAAAATCTTGTCCGATACCATGTGAAGGGTCAAAGCCTATGACATAGTCGCCATCGTATATCTTATGTGTCTGTAATGTGGAAGACATATCTAAGTTCTTACGAGTAATTATCTGTGGGAATACTGCCGAATCATCATCAACGACTTTACATAGATACTCTTGAGCAAATGCTAAATCACCTATTGCTTCTTTTTGTTCAAGTAAAAAGTCAAGAGGTCTTTCGCTTTCCCATAGACAGATAGGTTTTATCTCTTCGGGATTAAGTCGCCACTCATCATAATTAATTATTGCACCTTTACGCCATGATTCCCAAGCATTATTATCTAACATCTCGGTATGATACAAGTCATTCATTGACATAGGAGTTCCTACACAGTAAATCGAAGTTCCGGGCGATAACATAGGAGTAAGTTTCTTTCTAAACCATTGTTGATACATCTCATAGGACATATCATTTTGGTCGTCAAGTATATCATCAAGTGCTATTGCTGCGGGGTGTTCACCACGAATACCCGAACCAACCGATGTTGCCTTAATCCATGAACCATTTGTTAGACGAAGTTCAAATCTATTACCCTTTTTATCATCAATCAATCTGCTAAGTTCGGGATGCCTCTTCATGTCTTGTCGTATTTCATCAAGACGATTCATAGCCAAATCTTTGTTAGCAGAAAAAAGCCATATTGTAAAGGGTTTATCTCGCCATCTTTCAAATATCAATTGATGTAGTATCTTCACACGAAGAGTAGTGGATTTACTATGGTCTCTTGGTGCAATAATACATACACGATGAACTTGTTTATCTTGTCTATCACCATAGAGATTTAGCCAATCACCTATATGGTCGCCCCATTTGTAGCCAAGCCACTCATAGAAGTGTCTAATATCATAACGACTTCTCTCCATGTGGAAAGCAGTCATAATTCTTTGCTTCATTTTACTCCTCTTCCTTATTTATGAATAGGGGGATTCCACACCATTCTGCAAGGCAGCCACATAACTTTTCTATTTCTCTTCTACTTAGAGTAACACCCACAATAAATTCGTCTGTAAATAAATTTACTGCAACATAATTTTCTTCTATTTCTGTAAATCTAAGTTCTCTATCATTGGATGCCCAAATTTTCATCATACTCATCTCCATTTAATGCAGCGAGTGTCCTTAAACCATGTCGCAAATCTGTGAAAGCCTGTATTTCTTTTGTATGTGGATTTAATATTACCATAGGAGATGTAGGTCTCTCTCTTGAAAATCCGCACATCTCACTAAAAGAATCAACAATTTTATATGCGCCCGGTCTTACAGACCATCTTTCAATACCATGTTTAGTAAATGGGACTACGGAAGGAGTGTGGTGATGTCCTACTACTCCAATATCAAAGTCTGCTTCGCCATCATCCCACATTTTCTTAACAACACGGCTTGGGTCTAATTGACTGTTACCTCTTCGCTTATGTCTTACAGAAATATGATATGGTATATCATTTACCCATACTCTAAGATTTAACTCATGAGCATGATACAAAATGCCTCTTTCTTCTGCAAGTCTCTTTAGAGGGTCATAATCTGTCATACTTGCAGTCCATAAGTCATGATTACCCGCAACAATAGCCATTAGACATTCGGGAGTCATGTCAATGTAATGCTCACATAACTTCCATTGAACAGAAGGGGGAATTGGTGCTTTCATAGCAGGTTTTGGTTTATCTATTACAAAGTTATCAATATAGTCACCTGCATGTATTACAAACACATTTTTGCTATTATTAATCATTTCAGTATCAAGTCTTAACTTTTCAAGGTCGCAGAAAGGATTACCTATGTGTTGGTCGCTTTGGAATGCAATACCTATGTATTTATCACTATCAATGTTTCTCATGTGTATGTCAGCCCATCGAGCATGCTCTACACCTTCTATTGCTTTTTTGCATACTTCTTCTATGTTAGCCCATAAGTCTTTACCACTTGATGATGCTTTCTTTAGAGACTCTACAACGAATTGTGGTTTATGACTTCTTGTGATTGCGCCTCTTTGTCTTTGTAGTCTTATCTTATGAGTCCAAGCATTTACGCTAATAGAAGGATTTTGTCTCCAAAGCCTTCTTGCTAACTCCGCATCTGTTCCATCCCACTCTTTAGGAATCATATCATAGTAGTTGAATGTATCATAGTTAAACCATTCGGGATGCTGATTCTTTGTTCTAAATACAAATTGACACCAAGAGTTTATGCTAAAATCTGCATCTGCTTTGTCATGTAGTAATTCTGCAAAATGCTTTACTACTCCTTGCCATTCACTAAGATTGTCTTTTACAAATTGAAGTCTGTCTGCGGTCTTCATGTTTATAGCACACACCATATACCATATAAATGTAATTATTTTGATGTTTCTGAAAGAATTAAGAAAAAAATAAACGATGCACCAAAAGCCTGTTTTGTTTATTTTGTTTAATTTCTTAAGAGATGGTGTCAAAGATGCCAAACTATTGTATTATAATAATAAAAATATTAACTCTTAAGAAATAAAAAAGAATTAGACCCATTTGTTTTCAGTAGAGTGTTTATTTCTTTTTTTATTTTTTCTAAATCTCCGAAAAAATAAATATCCTACCATAAACCAAAAAGTGATTTCTAATATAGCAAGACAGATAATTACGGGTGCGCTCAAATCTAAAATCTCCATGTGGTGCATAAACAGTAATAATTATGAGTCATTAATATATGCTTGTGCTTGCAGACCTAATACAACCATACATTTAAGAAAGAAAGACTTCCTAACACCCCACATGAGGATTCCATTTATAGGACAGTTAGGTGGAAAGTCTAAAAAGGAGGCATCCGAAACTAAGCCTTTTAATTATTCTTATCCTGTCCAACACCGAAGCCCCTTTACACTTACTGCGGGCATGAAAGATATTGTTGAAGAAACAAATAAATTAAGAGACAACACTAACTTTGATAATGATTTTGAGTTATTTGATGAGATGCTAAAACTTGACCCCGAACTCAACGGGGCAGTCCGAGCAGTTAGCCTAACGGCTAACAATTATAAGATTGATTACAGGGCAGCAAAGAATAGCAGAATACGAGAGGCAATACGAATACTCACAGAAGAGACTCTTGATTTTGATGATTTCTTAATTAATGCCATGAGAAACTTGATGGTCTATGGAAATGATGTAAATAAATATGTAGGAACATCAAGAAGAGGTATCACAGACCTACAAAGCCTACCTGTGAGACAGATATTCATAATGGACTCAAGAGGAAACAACGAGACTGCTGATGAAGACAACCCAATCATTGTAGCAGAAAGATACATCTTGCGTAAAGGAGAACAGACCGAGCAAGAGTTTCCTGTAAAAGAAATACTACACATAAAGACTGACTATCGTAGTAATTGGTTTGAAGACTCCGATGGAAAAATGACATACGGTATATGGGGTGCATCTCGTTTTACTTCTCTAAAACAGGCTATACGAGCAAAGTATAACAGTATGAACAATCGTATTTCACTTGAGGATGCTATGACAAAACAATTCATTACTATTGACAAATCAGCAATAGACCACATACAAGACCCAAATGAGCAACAAGAGAGACTATCATTCATTATGAATCAAGTTGTAGATACTCTTGAGTCTCTAAGAGGAGACCAAACACCAATATTCCCCGACTATGTAAATATACGACACATAGACCAAAGAACTGCTATACCCGACACAACTTCATTCCTTGATAATGTCAATGCAGACATAGCGGCAGTCCTTCAAGTCCCAAGAGTTGCGGCAGGTCAAGAGCGAGGCTCAACCTTTGCTGCAACATATACTGCAAGCACTTGGTCTTCACAGGCTATACGAAGAATGCAAAACATTCTAAATCAAGCAGTAAAGAAGGTATTCTCAAAACATCTTGAACTTCTAAGAATATCACATGAAATGAAGGACTTACCAAAGTTAGTCTTTGAGCCTATTGATGAAGAAACAAGGCTAAACAAAATGCAAAGGGCAAATATTGGTTATACAAATGGCATACTGACCCTCAATCAAGCACTTGAAATATTAGGTCTTCCCGAAGAAGAAGGTGGAGACACAAGAAAGCAAGGCGGTAGAGCAAATACAGGTGAACTTCCAAGAGAGAACTCACAAGATGGGGCGAGTGATTTAAATGACTGATGATGCGGTGCAGAACCATAGACTTGATACAATAGAGCGCAGACTTGATAAGCATGATGAAATGTTAGCAAGTCTTGTAGAATCGCAAGTTAGAACCGATGAACAGTTTAGTGCTTTAGCGGAAACTCAAAAAGGCACTCAAGATATGATTAGCGACATAGGGAAATCTATCGTTAAGTGGTTGATGGGTGTAGGTTCAGTAATAATTACGGCAGTTCTTGGCGGGCAGGTGATGATGTGAAGACAAAAAAGATTAGTTTTAATGACAGAATGGTTAAGAGAACAGTTATACCTGCAATATATCTTTGGCTTCTCTCATGTGGCGCAGTAGTAGGTATGGGTATTCTTCATCCCGATGTAGTTCTTGCTAACTTAGATGGCTTCATAGCACTTATCGCTATTATTGGAGGAACTGCTGCCCCTGCTTTAAGCACAGTTCTTCGTATGTGGGAATCGGAACAACAACAAGAAGTTGATAATATTCCTACTGAATTAGAACATGAAAGAGAACTTAAGAGTGCTATGGATGAACATAACATACAATTACAAAAAGTTGCTCAAGCACACATGAATGAAATGAAAACTTCTGCTCAAAAGCATGCTCAAGAGATTGAGAAGATTAAACTTGATATGACTACCGAACTAAAGCCCATTGTTAAGAGGAAGTGATTATTATGCCTACACCTAACAAAGGGGAGTCAAAAGATGATTTTATGAGTCGCTGCATGGGCGACGATAAAATGAATGATGAGTTCGGTAATCCACGACAAAGAGCCGCAGTATGTAATTCATACTATGAAAAAAAAGACGCAAAGGCTAAGATGGAAGATTATCTATTCCGAACTCCCGAAGGCGCACGAAAGAAATCGCAACAAATAGGATTTGACGGAGAGATACATGAGTCCACATTAGCAGATGGAACTAAACTATATTCACCTGCAAAGACTGAAAAGGAGTTCATTGAATGGTATCGCAAGAATGACCCCGATGCAGAACAGGAGTTAAGTGCTTTACAATACGGAAGACCCGGAAAAAATGACCCTCGTAAGACTCCTGCTAAACCAAGCGAGCGTCGTAAAGGCTCAAAGAAAAATAAACCGGGTTCTGCTAAGAAACCTAATAAGTCAATCAGCATGAGCAAAGAGACAGAAAACAGGCTCAAGTCCATGATGAGGGAACATAATGCAAAAGTCGCAAAGAAAGGAAAGGGTAGTAAAGCATCATTGGGTAGGCTCAAGTCTGTGTTTAGGCGTGGTGCTGGTGCTTTTAGTAGGTCTCACGCACCTAATATGTCAAGAACAGGTTGGGGTATCGCAAGAGTCAAAGCCTTCCTTTATCTTTTGCGAAACGGAAGACCAAGCAACCCAAACTACAAGCAAGACAATGACCTATTGCCTAAGTCTCACCCAAGAGCCGCAAGTGAAGGAGAAGATTACGAAGATTGGGATAATGAGGTCTTTGAAGGCGCAGAATACAAAGGTCGTAAAGTAAAACTCAATAAACCATTTAGAACTCCCAAAGAAAAGAAGAAGTTTGCAGTCTATGTGCAAAATGCAAACGGCAAGGTAATCATCGTGCGTTTTGGCGACCCTAATATGGAAATCAAGAGAGACGACCCACAAAGGAGAAAGAACTTCCGTAGCAGACACAATTGCGATACTGCTAAAGATAAGACTACTCCCCGATATTGGTCTTGTAAGATGTGGGAGAGAGGTAAATCTGTCACAGATTATACGAGTAGCGAGTTTAATAAGACAGACGACTCTTTAGAGACAGTCATGGGCGGTTGTGGTTGTGGTTGTAGCGGTGATTCCGTTGAAGCCAAGATGATTAGAAAAGATGTATTCGATAATCCGGCAGAAGCCATGAGTAGGGCTAAACAAATGGGATGCGACGAAATTCATTCACATGAAGAAGATGGTAAAACAGTCTTTATGCCATGCAAAACTCACAATGAATATATGCAGAAGAATGAAGGAAAAGATATTCCTAAGAAAGAACAAGAAGTCGAAGGTTACGGTGGCGGGGGTGGAGGTTATTCATACTCCAAACCAAAAGTCAAGAAAGACGGTTGCCGTGAAGGATATGAAAAGAGAGGCGGAGAATGTGTCAAGATGGCATGGACTCTTGACTTAGATATATCAGTTGATGAAGCAATCATTGAAGCCTCAACGGGTAAAGAAGTCATTAGAATTAGTGGTGTTGCTTTCCATCAAGGGGTCAATAAGAACGGTTGGGAAATCACAAGAGCAGGTGCTAATGTAGCAGTCCCACAGATGATAGGCGCAGACCTAACACTAAATCATCCTCCTTCCGAAAATGGCAGATTCCGTAGAAACATGGATGGAGGAGTCAATGATGCCGTAGTAGGTATTGTAACAGAAGCACAGACAATTGACAAGACAGGCGGAGAATGGGAAGTTCGTTTCAAAGCAGATGTGTATAGAAGTGAATTGTTTGAAAGTCTTGAATCCGGATTGTGGCTAAGAAAAGGCTACGGTGTATCAATAGGCGGAACAGGTATTCCTGATGAAATGATTGAGGCAGAAGATGGAAAGACTATAATGGTATTTGAAAGTGAATTTGAGTTTGACCATCTTGCTATTGTTCACAAACCTGCTTATGCGGGCGCAACAATTGATAGCGTAAAAAGAGTAAAATTGGCTGAATCTTCCGAAGTCTTTAATAGTGATACCCATAATGGCTTAAATCAACAAAAGGTGAATATAATGACCGAAGAAGAAATTATTGAAGTCGAAGCATCCGAAGAGGTTGTTGAGACTCCTGTTGTGGAAGAACCTAATCATTCCGCAGAACTTGAAGCATTAAAGGCTTCCCTTGCAGAAAAGGAAGCAGAACTAAACGCAATTAAAGCAGCAGAAGAAGCCAAAGCAGAAGAGGCTCGTCTTGCTCTCGTTGAGAAAGCAACCGAACTTGGTATTGCTGGTGTAACTGATTTGCCTTCCGAGACAATCCAATCCATTATTGCTTCCTTTGAAGCAAAGATTAAAACCGAAGAGGTTGTTGAAATGAAACCTGTTGAAGCAAGCGAAGCCTCTCCGATAGAGAGCAAGCCTTCTTCAACAAATGTAGTCTCCAATTGGTTGAACCAAAGAAGACTAAACACTCCCGAAGAAATATACGAAAAGGCATGGAATGTATGGGCTAAGTCGTGGAATCAATTTGAATCCACTCACAAAGCACCACTATATGCTGAAATAAAGGAGAAAATTTAAGGTGATTAAAAATGGTAGTATTAAATAACCCAAGAACAGGAACAATAAAAACAGTAGCAACACAAGCACTTGTTAAAGGAACACAAGCAGGTCTATGCTTGCACATGGATGGAACAACATTTGAAGTCTGCGCTCAATCCGATGTAGTAATTGGTGTAACCGCAGATGAGCAAGAGAGAGACTCCGATGGATATGTATTAGCAGGTGCAAGCATCAGTTATTACACATTGGGCGGAGTTTTAATGCTTGCTTCAAAGGCCGGACAATCTTACGCAGTTGGCGGCTTTGTTTATGCTGACGACGATGGTTTTGTTGCAGCAGCACAAGCAGGTTCTTCCAAGAAAGTCGGAATCTATGTAGGCGCAAGCGCAGTTACTACGGGTAGCAGCGCAGGAGATTTGATAGCAGTTGATACCTCATTTGCGGAGAAGGTTTGAGGTCAATAAAATATAGGAGATGATGAAAAATGAATAACAGTTTGGAACAAATACTAACAGTAGAAGCAGCAACAGGACAATTCGGACAAGCCGATGCAGTCCTTGAACAAACCCTAAGAGACTTTATCCAATTACAGTCCACTACTATCGCAGTAGGAACTCAATTGGTTGGTGTCCGAAAAGTAGGTTGGTTAGAATACACATTCTACACAGGCGCAGAAGGAACATTTACTTATCCTCTTGCTGACAATGCAGTAACCGACCCAACAAAAGTTGGCACAAAGAACTATTCAGTCCACTTGAAGAAAGGACAAGGCCGATGTATCTTCCTTGACTCCACTCTACTTCGTGGTGAATCCTTTGAGAACATGGACAGGCAACAATTGGCTATCGTTAGAAACATGGCTGATGTAATTGACGACCTAATTCTTGAGACTCTTATTGATGGTGCAAACCAAACAGTAACAGTTGCAGGTGGTAAAGAGTGGGATACTGCTTCCGCAGATGCAGAAGCAAACATTCTAAGTGCTATGGACTTAATCTTTGAGAATGGCCGTGTTTCCGGTAATGAGCCTCTTGCTCTTGTAGTTCCTGCAAAGCACAGAAATGTTCTATTGCAGACCACTCTATACGGAAATGTTGTCGAATCTTTGGGAGACCACCTAAAGAGAATGGCTAACATCACTATCTACTACACACGAAACTCTCGTCTTGCCGACCTTGCACTTCTATTAGTTCCGGGTTCGGAGACTGCCGAGTTCTTCCAATACAACGGTGACGGATTTAGAGAAACTGAATTGACTCGTATTCCGGGCGTTGGTTTCGATTGGATGCTAACAGGCTACATGGGTTGTGTTGTTCACGAAATGCAAGATTCTGCAACCGCAGGAAGTGGCAAGAACGACAGAATTTGTAAGATTTCTAACATTACCGCTTGAGGTTAGGCGGTGATTTAGTTGTCTAAGCAGTTCATAGAGTATGCAGAATCCAAAGGCGGTAAAGCCTTAAGTGACGCACAGAAAGAACTTGTGTCAAAAGAGACAAGTTATGCAGGTGTTAGGGCTTTGCTTGCGGAGTTCAAAAAGACTAAGGCTTCTTCTCCTAAGAAAAAGAGCGACAAGCCTATTACAAAAGTAATTGACGAGGTCGTTTCAAATGAAGAGTAAAGCAGCAGTCGCAAAGGCTCTAAAAGATAAAGGCATTCCTCTTCCCGAAGAAGATTCATACGATGCTATGATGCACCGTCTAAATACTTGGAAACAAGGTAAAGGATATTTATTCCGAAGAATAAAAACAAGATTCTATGGAAGACAAAACCTTCCTCTTGAAATACCATTCGGTTCAGTAGTATTTATTCCCGATAGCGACTTTGCTCGCAAAATTATGAAGACAGGTGCTATGTTCCCGTTGGGTCGAGCAGAATATAATCCGGAAGTTCACTTGCTTATTGATGTTCCTAAGACTGAAACTTATACAGAACCTAAAGCAGAAAAGCCAAAAGTTGAAAAGAAAGCCACACCAAAGAAAAAATCAACACCTAAGAAGAAGACAAGCAGTAAGAAGGTGAAAGAAGATGGCGATAACAACAAGTCAAATTAGAGACTTACTCAATAGGCCAAGAGGTCTAAATGATGAGACTATTAGTGAGTATCTAACTATTAGAACGCAAGAAGTCGCAAAGAAGGCTCGTTCTGCTTCTAAGTATGGTCTTGGTGATACAACAGGTGTTGAAGAAACCGAAAAAGAATCTGCGATTAAAATGTTAGTCGCAACAGATTGTTTGCGAGTTATGTTAGATACTATTCCTTCATATTTGCCCGAAAACGAGCAAAGAAGTCACGATATAAGAGTAAGAGCGCAGTTAGCAAGGTTTGAACAAAGAGCAGATGAATTAATGTCTGCGATATCCGAGAAAGGCGGTAGTGCTTTCAGCGTTGGCAAAACCGACTCTCGGCAGGTGAACTAAGTTGCCCGTTAAATTATGGGTTGCTACGGGTGCAGGAACGGCAAGCACCGCAAGCAATTGGCTTCCAAGTGGTGCGCCCGGTGTTTTTGATACTGCAAGATTCGCTATTAATTCAAACAATTGCGAATGGGATATTGCTACTTCTGTAAATGCAATAGCAATTGAATCAACATATACAGGAGTAGTAGAATTTACTGCTAATGCTTCTTTAGTATCATACTTATCTTTAGAAGCAGAAAACTGTATAACTGCTAATTCTTCTAAATCAATAACCTTTACAGGAACGGCATTCTTTAATACAAATCAAACTTATGTAAAGAATAATTGCACAGACCCTTTTGTTAATGCAGCAGGAAGGGAAAACTTAGAATATGTATTTACAGGTAATGGTAGCACTCCCGTATTATTAGATACAGGAAAATATCCCCATGTAAGATATAATGGTAGTAAATTTTTACCAAAGTATGTATCAAATACTCTTAGCACAAATGCAAATAAAATATCTATGCAGTCATTTACTTATGAAACTAATTCTTCTGTTTCACATGAAATACCTACACAAAATGATAGAGACCTCCGTTGGGAAATAGACGGTCAATTGAATGCTTCTGCAAGTAATTCTTTTAATATACCATACACAAACAATATAGAATTATTTGATGGTGGTTATGGAACATGGGATTTTCAAGCAGGTTTTAGATTCCCTACTTCTTCTTCAAGTCTTTATGGTAATTTTAATCAAGTTGGGCTTAGGTTTGTGTGGAGAAATGTAGAGTTATCTAATAGAGCAGGTGCTACTAATCCACAAACAATATTACAAGGAACACTATATCTTGATAATCTAACAGTAAATAGTGGTATATTTTTTGGAAATAGACCAAGTGCGGGTGCTACATTATTAACAATAAATAGACCAAAGATTAGAGGAACATTGGGTCTAAAACAAGTAGCAGATGGTATGTATATTAGTGGAACTCCTAACTTAGATGTTGCCTATGGAGGAACGGGTCTAAGTTCTATACCTCAAGGAAGAATACCATTTGGTAATAGTGACGAAAAAATGGCTACTAATTCAAACTTTACTTTTATTAGTGATTTGCTAAGTGCAGGTAATGGTATAACACTTAATCCTATTTCATCTCAACCTTCTACAAGTAATACTTTATGGCTAAATAGTCTTGCTTCAAATTCCCTTTATCTTGACGGTGCTGCCGTAGGTGGGGGCGGTGGTGGTGGTGGTATTAGTGGAATTACCATTCAAGATGAGGGAGTATCATTGGGAACTGCGACTACGACTCTTAACTTTGTTGATGGACAACATGCAGTTCAAACTGTTCCGACTCCACAACCATTATGTGTTCAAGCAACAGGAACAGGTTCAAGTAAAACAATTACTATTGATGGGTCAAAAGTTAGAACAGATGCAACAGATACATTACCTGCTTATCTTGATGCAAAAATAAATGCAGGGTCAAATATGACTATTAGTCTTGATACTTCACTTGCGGCATCAGTAGGTCATAAATTTGTATTTTCGGCAGATAATAATAAAGTAGGAATATCATCAGCAGATACAACACCAAACTTTTTAGAAAATAAATTAGTTGCAGGTTCTAACATTACTCTTACTAAACAAAATGCAGGTGGAAATGAAACAATTGAAATTTCATCAAGCGGTGGTGGTGGTGGGGGTAGTAGTGGCTATCCATTGTTTAGGCATGATGATAACCCAACCACTCATAATTTTAAGCCTTTTAGATTATTAGCAGATGGAGATACAATAAAAATAGGACAAGGCTCAACCGATGTTTCGGTATTTAGCCCTATTTTGTCGCAAGGTGGTTCGATAGATACTATTACTGCTGACAACATAGGGAGTGTATCAGCAAACACAGGTCGAGAATATATCTTTTATGGTCAATTAGGTAAATTAGGTGGTGCTAATCACACAAAATATAAATTAGATACGGTGGCAAATACAGGAGTTAAGACCTTTTGGATTAGTCACATGGGGGTGATTGGTAATGGTATTTTAGGGACTACTCCTGTCGCAAGTGAATTAATTATTATTGGATTACCAAATACAAGTAATGTTAGAGTAATAGATGCCGGAGAGCATGATATAAAACCTCTTGATGGTTCAGAAGAAGAATTTGGCGGATTTCCCGACCCCGAACAACCTACGGAAACTTGCAGACTGTTATTGATAGACCATTACCAATATTATTTTGATGGTAAAACAGACCCCGATGAACCTTTGTTTCCCAATTTTGTATTTAATGAAATACTATTACCAAAAGGAAAAGGAGGTAAAGGAAGATGATGAAAGGAAAAATAGTGTATATTCCCCCCGAAAGATGTTATACTAATGTAAAGATTGAAGAGACACCACATGGCTACCGTCTATATAGGATAGGCGAAAGCAAGCCATTTATGAGTCTCCCATTTTCGTGCGTTAAAAGTATAGAATACAAGGAGGAGTGAAAAATATGGAAACAGAAATAATAATATTAGGAATAGGAATAGCCGTTGTTGCGATTGAAAGAGGATATAAATTTTACAAAAAGGTCATGGCTGATGGTAAAATTACCCTTGATGAAGTCATTGAAGCGGCAGATATGCTAAAGGATTTACCGAGCATATCCGAAGTAAAAAAGATGAAGAAAGCAGACCTTGTTGCTCTATGTGAGGAACATGGAATTGACTCCGATGGTGTAAAGGCTGACTTAATCGCAAGACTTGAAAAGGCACTTTGTTGTCTCGATGAAAAAACCGAGTGTGATTGCTAATGGTAAGATACTGTTCTGTTGCTGATGTAGGTCAAAGACTTGGTCTTGATAGCGCGCAGCGTAGCAGGGCAGAAAGTAGAATCAATGCTTGTATTAGAAGGGCAGGTGTAAAAATAGACCAATGTTTTCTTGACTATGGTAGAGAAGAACCAAGCAAAGCAACAGTAAGTAATACACTAAATGGTGCTATATCAGCAGGTGCTACTACTATTACTGTAACAAGTGGAACTTCCTTTTCAAGTGCAGGTTCGGGAAATATTGATGGGGATTCTTTTACATGGTCGGGCAAATCAACTAATGATTTAACAGGATGCACAGGAATTTCATTTGACCATGCTTCGGGAGTTGTAGTTCAAGAAGGACAAATGGCTCATGCTCTAAGAGAGTTGTGTGCTGATATAGCAAGCGGTCTTTATCTTGAAGATGAATCAACACATCAAACTACGGATGATATACGAGGAAAGAATCTCCGTATGCGTGGATATGCAGAACTACAAAGGCTTGCTCATTTGGGTAAGGCTTGATAGTATGGTACGCGCAACATTTAGATATGGCAAAGGTGGCGCACAAGGGAATGTTCCCCGCACAGGAATGCGAGGTTCTTCCGGTGGTGCTATTCAAGGTCAGTATCGTATAGATTGGGATGACCACGAATTACGAGTAGCCCTTGATAAATTAGGTCTTAATGGAGATGCTATTCTTAAACAGTCTCTTATTAAAAGAGTCGAAGAGGCAATAAAAGAAACGCAAATGAAATTAAAAAGAATGGCGGGTGCTTTAGCAGGTGTTAGGATTCCCCCTCCTCCAAGAGCCTCACAAAATATCTATACAAAAGTAGCAGACCACTTAACTTATGATACTATTGCCGGAACTTCATTTATTCGTGTATATGCAGCAGAAGAGTTGCGAATGGCAAGATTTGGTGTGCGTGGTAGTCGTGGTGGAGAAATCGCAAAAATAGTAGCAGGTGGCATGAAACCATTTAGTTACTCTCCATTCTTACCTCCAATGGTAAGGTCTTCTACTGCATGGTTTTCAAAAACAGGTAGAGGATTTGATTATGCAATAGGTCTAAGGAAAAACAAAACTCATCCGGGTTTTAAGAGAACTTATGACTTTATGTTAAATGTAGAAAATAATGTAGTATTAAACTTTGAAAAGGATAAAGAATTAATAAATAGGAATTTAGCAAGATTCGCAGGATTAGGATATGGTAGGGTATAGATATGGCAATAGCAAAGAATCATCATTTTTGGACTTCAAGACTTGGGGGTAATGACCCTGCATCTCCGGTAGGAAATAATAATAGCGCATGGACTTTAATTCAAGGAAGTGCCTCAAATGGTTCAGTTTCGGGTAATGCTTGGAAAATTGATGGAACAGGGGGCGGTGGGTCAGTATGGAAACAGACAATAGAAGACGACCAAAATGATTTAACTTTAATTGTAGGAATATCTTATGACCCTGCTAATCCCCCTATGGGAGGAATGAAATTAATGCACCTTGATAACGGAACTTATTACACAGAAGTTAGAACTCACTCCGACCCTAATAAATTAATTCTTATAGGTTCTACGGGAGTCGGTGCTTTGAATACACAAGAATTAGATTTAACTATGCAAGAATTTAATCCTGTTCCTACTCTTTTGCGCCTTACTCTTAGTAATGATGGTAAATGCAGATTATATGTAAAAGAAATAATAGAAGATGATGATGCAAACATACACTATTTAGAACAGGATGCCGTTAATGCAACAATAGAGCAGGGCGCAGTATTTGGTAATTTTAGTGGAATAGTAAATTGGTTTTCTGTTTATTTTACTCCACATGGCGCATATTCCCCCGATGAAATGGATATGTCCGACTTTACTACTAATAGTCTAATTAGAACGGGTATTAACATTGTAAATATATTAAAGAAATCAAGAAGATTCTTTATCAAGACTCATGTAGGGGAAGGAGGGATAGTCTATGGTTATGACTTATCTTCTAATGCTATGACTAATCGTATTCATCCACCATCTATTCATGTAATTACACAGAAGATAGAAAGTCCGGAGTTTTTGACTCTAAGCGGAACAAGAACAGACCAAGACTATAATGTAATAATATATGTCACTACAAAAGGAACTGACTACAAAAACGCCTATCGTTTAGGTCTATCTATAATGGGCGAAGTCTTTGATGAACTATACACTAAGACAGGTTTAGAAGATGGAGTTGATTCTCTTATAGCCCATACTACTACATTAGACCACAAGATTGATGATGATGAAGTTGTCTGTGTTCATACTCTAACACTAACTTATATGAAAAAGATTCGCATGTTCTTAAGAGAAGTGTGAGAAGCCTTTATTAGTTATAATATTCATGTCTTAAAACATGGCAATAGGACACCATACAAGATATGTTGCATTAGCAGCAGAAGCAACCTACAATTCTCCCGAATTAACGGCAGATGCAGTAGGCGAAGTTGAAAGCGAGACTTTCCAACAGACATACGATATACTCAAAAGAGCAGACATGAACTACTACGGTGCAGCAAAAGCAGTAACCAGCAAACTAATGTCAAGTGGTGCGGTAACAATGGCACTACAACCCGATGCTTTTACTCTAATGTGTCTTCATGGAATAACAGGTGTTGATAGTGCTACAAATGCTACTGATGCAAGAAACTTTACTGAAATAGGAGTAACTGCAACAGATACTCTTCCTTCTTATACTGTAATGGTTGGTAGAGATGAATATGAGCATGTTTTCTCCGGCCAAGTAATTGATTCTATTAGTGTATCTTCAAGTATTGGAGAGTATGCTATGATGACAGTTAATTTTACAGGCGCAAAACAAAATGATGATAACGGGGCTTTACATACTGACCTACCTGCTTATACAGGAGATGCAGCGCACTTTTCAAAGGCTTTCGTAAATTTTGAAGCAAGCGCAAGTAATTCAGCGTTTTCTTCCCATGTTCAAAGTGTTGATTTTGAAATTAGAACAAACAGGGATATGGATAACTCTTACTCTTTAGGTAGTGATACTTGCGTTCGCAAGCCACCTGTTACTCTAAGAGAAGTAACAGGAAGTATTACTTTCCATAAGAGTCTTGATGGAGACCAAGCGAGCGATATAGCAAATAATGAACCTCACTTTAAGGATTTAATGCCCGGAACTAATGCCTTAAAAAATCCGGGTTCTGCTGCACCAGCACTTTCAGTATTGTTTGAAGTAGATAGTAACAATTTCATTCAATTCAACTTCCCTAAACTAATCTATGAGATGCCCGAAACAAGCGTAAGTGGTAGAGACTCACAGACTATGACTGTAAACTTTCATGGTCTTTATGATATAGCAGATGCAAATAGCATGGTTTCAATAACTTGTAAAACAAGTGATGCTACAATAGACGACTATGATGCACTTTGATGGGGGTTCTTAGATGAGCCACACCATCACCGACCCTGCGAAACTAACTACTACGGTAGTATTTGGAACGCAAGATACAATTCATACACAATTACAAACTGCGCTAAGAGCATTAGCAGCAAGTGATAAGATTGTTGATATTAGCATAAGTAGAAAAAGCGTAGGTAATAATTTTATAGGAATTATTACTTATGAAGACCAATGAGATGAGATTCCATGAGATATAATAGTAGTATAGTATCTCTTTGGAACGAGTCAATGACTCGTATAGTAATAGAAAAGGAAAGTGAAAAGAATGCCTGTATTGAAGAAGGAAATTGAATTAGACAACGGAAAGAAAATTTGGGTTAGACAAGCATCCGGAATGGATAAACTTGCGATTGAAAAAATACAAGCCGGAGTTTTGCGAAAGTGCAGACACTTTGGCACAGACCCTACCAAATGGTCGGAAGAACAACAACAAGAGTTTGCAGATATGCTTGATGCAGAAGGCGCAGGTATAGATAGCCAAATCTCCAATTGGATTCCAAAATGTGTCATTGATAAAGAAATTGACATTGATATTTTAACAAGTGAAGAATTAAGAACAATATTAAATTTCGTTAGAGGAGACGACTTAGAGGGTGCTTGCCCTTTGGATTAATTAGCCAAGTTGCACCAAGTTTATGTTCAGCATTTAAAGGAGTATTACCAAGTGACTTATTTGAAAAATATAACTGTAAAGGAGGATTGTTAAAGTTAGAGTTTGATATGATTATTGCTTCGGAAATGGCTGAAAGAATAAGCGAGCAATATGATGAAGCAAAGGGTCAAGTTGGAAGTCGCCAAGCAAAGAAAGCAGTAGCCCGAAGAAATCAAAAGAGAAGTGCAGCAATAAGAGACCAAGCGGAAGTAGCAAATAAGTTAGAAGGTTGGTTGAAGGATGGCTAAGTCGGGTGCAGCAAGAGTATATTTCGATGTAATCGGTAGATTTTCAGCCGATAGAATCTTAGGTGATACTCAAACCGCAGCAACAATTCAAAAGGCTATTCTTGTTGATACATTAGGAGGTATTAATGACTCCTTTATGGAGACTACTAATCAAATCCTTATGGGTGTAGCATCAATGACTGATGCTTTCTTTGAGTTTGAACAACAGTTTGTTAGAGTTCGTAAATTTTACAATAGCGAATCAATTGATGAAGTAAATAGATTTGCAGAAGCCGCAGTAAAAATGGGTGAAGGCTTTGCCTTCACAGGTGCAGAAGCACTTGCAGCGTCAGCAAGAACGGCTCAATTGAAGGGTGTCTTAGGACAACAGGAAGCAGTTATCGAAGCCGCAAGAGCAGGTCTATTGATGGCACAGATTGGTGAAATGGAAACCGAAGAAGGAATGAATCGTTTTATCCAATTGGCGCAGCAGACACAATTCCTATATGGTGGAATGACTAAGGCTCAATATGATGCTCTTGATGCAGCAAGACAAGCAAATATAGTAAGGGAATCTTCTATTCATACTCTCAATCAATTGAATACAATTGAAAACTCTTCTGTTGCTACAATGGAAGACATTACTTTCGTTCTTAACCAATTCGCAAGTCAAGCGAATATTGCAGGTGAAAGTATTGGTGAAATGGCTGCTATGTCTGCTTTGTTACTTGAGACAGGTGAAGAAGTAAGCAGGGCAGGAACAGGTCTGCGTATGATTTACCAGCGTCTCGGAAACGCAAGTAATAATGCAACACAAGCAATCGCAGAATTAGTTGATGGTGTTGATGCTCAAGGCGTAGCACAAATGAAACTAACAGATGTTCTAACTGCAATTGCACCTGCTTATGCAAATATGAATAGCGAGCAGAAAAGAGCGTTAGCGGTAAATATCGCAGGTTCAAGGCACTATATCAAATTCCTAAAGTTGATGGAAAATCAAACAAGACTTACAGAATTGCAGACTATTGCATTTGAATCGCAATTCCCTGCTATCGAAGAGTTTGAAAATAAACAGAAGTCTGCTGCATTTAAAATAGACGCTATGAATGCTAAGTTAGAAAATCAAAGAGTAGAGTTAGGTGAAAAATTAGCACCTGCATTTATGTCAGCAGCAAGGGCTGAATCATTTTTCTTAGATAGATTAGAAGACATTATTAGCGCACAGGTTCGTGGAGAAGAAGTATTTTTACCATTTGTAGGTAGTGTTATAGGTCTTGGTAATGCGTATCAAAAGATTCTACAACCTACTATGGATTTAGGTCTAAACATAATGGGTATGGTTGTTGCTTTTAGGACATTACGGGCTATCCATCCTAAAAATATTGAAGATGTAAAAGAGAGTGTAAAATCTTATCAAGCCATGAGAGAAGAAGCAATTTTACAAAATTCCGTATTAAAAATGAATAAAAGCGAGACATTAGCATCCACTCAAGTTACTTTAGTAGGTCTAAATAAAGTTCAACATTCTTATCAAATGACTGCAATAGCAGCAAGAAAGAAGGCACAAGTAGAAAAATCAAATTTAGAGCAAGATAGAATAGCACTAAAAGTAAAAATTGAAGCAGCAAAAATAGAATTACAAAGTGCAAAAGGTAAAAAACAAATTGCTGCTGCAACTTCAAAATTAATTTCTCTTGAAAAACAGTTAAGCGAAGGAAAAAGAAGTATAAATCATAAAATAACTGCAAATATGAATTTGACTAAGCAATTAAATGCAGAAACGAAATTTCAAAGTATTCTTACTAAAGGTCTAAATCAAGATAGACATTTGGCTAATGAAATAGGGGCAAGGTCAATTAAACAATTACAAGCAAGCGTAAAGCAACAACGAAGCATAACAGGAACAATACAAAAATTAAATACTTTAAGGTCTGAAGAAGTAGTTTTAGCAAGGACATTAGAACCTGTCGTAAAGCAAGGTCTAATGACAAAACAAGCAGAAATAAAAGTAAGTATAGAAGAAGCGCGTCAAAGAGAAATGCAACTTAATAAACAAGAAGCAATTGCTATTTCTAATAAAGAGGAAACTAATACTATAAGAGAAAAAATATTAGCAAATGAACAACATATAAACCAATTAGTTGAAGAAGAAATAAGAGTAAGCGCACTTATTGTAGCAGACGACCAAGCACACATGAGACAAAAAAGAAGCATTCAAGGAAATGCTCAAGAAGCCATGAGTTTCAAAAATGTAACCGAAGCCATAAAAAGTAAAGAATTTGCTCAAGGTGCGCTTAATGGTGCTTTGCTAACATCAATGCTAATTCTTCCAAGTATTGTTGATGAAAACAAACAAATGTCTGCTATTATGTATGGTATGGCTTTAACTACAATCCCAATGTTAGTAAAATCATTTAGAACACTTCAAAATGCACTCAAGGCTACTGCAAGAGAAGGTGTTGTAATGTCGGGTATGATGTCCGGTGGTCTTGCTGCTGCGGGTATGCTACTTGGTGGTATTGCTGCCTATGCAGGTTTTGAAATATTCGATAGTATATTTGGAGAAAACTTTGAAACAAACATTGATGATTTAGAAACTATGAATAGTGAATTAGATAGAACTTCACAGATTCTTGCAGACCTACAAGGTGCTGCTGGTGCTACTGCGGTAAATGAAGGGTTATTTGGTAGTCTTACTTATGATGATTTAAAGCAAGATGCCGAACTTACAGATTCTACATTAGCAACCCTACAAGAAAGAATAGGTTTAATCAATAAAGATATAGAGACGGCAACAACCGCAGGAGACATAGAGTTAGTAACAGGATTACAACAACAGGTTAGAAGGCTTGAGGTCATAGAAGGAAAATTACTTGCTATTGATGATGCTCAACATTTAGTATCACAGGGCGCACAAGAAATGGATGAGGCTTATGCAGAAATATTTAGACCGAGAGCAGATGGATTTACAGGTGTATTTGGAGATGATTCACTTTTAGTTAGAACAGGACTTGTTGAAAATAGACAATATGGAGTAGTCGGTAAGAAAAATGGAGAATTTTTTAGGAAAGAATTTGGTAAAGGCGCAGACGGAAAGGCCGCAGCAGAAGAGTTTATTGCTAATTTTGCAGGTAATGATGCTTATGATGATATTAATATAACATTTATGCAAGATTATTACAATAATTTACTTAGTGTCCAAGAAGACGGAGTAGAAGCATTAATCGCAAATGAAAGACAGTTATACGATAGTATTTTAGAGCAACAAAATGAATTTTCTAATGCAAGAGAAGAATTATTTTTTGGTGAAAGAGCAAACTTTACAGGTCAAATTTACAAGCAAGTAGTTCAAGGTGGCGTAGAAAGTCTGCTACATAAAGTTGAACTTGTGCAACATAATGTGTTTAATGGAATGACCCTTCCCGAAATGGTTGATGCCGTTTCGGATGGAGTAATGAATGAGTTGAGAAGTCAAGGGATAGTGAATTAATGAAGACAGTTGGAACAAAATATAATTATTGGTTGTCCGGATATTACGACGATTTTAACTCTTGTAGATTAGTTGCAGATGATTTAAACCCTGCATCATATAGAGAGTTAGACCATACTCTATCCCATCATGGTTCTTCTCTTGGTGATGTATCTTTTATTCCACGATTTATTTACTCTTATTCGGATAGATTACGACAAGAATATTTAGGTAGTCTTCATACCTCTTATTCAACACAACAAGAATTATATTTAACTTCATTTGCTTCTGTATCGGGAGATAAAATAAAAACAAATGCGGGTTTCCATGAAGCACTTACACTAAATCCAAAAGAAGCAGACTCAAATTTATATCAAAATAGAATGCACTTAGAAGTTCCTAATTCTATAATCGCAAATAGACAGAAATACAATGGTGAAGCAACAGACCATAACTACCTTGCATTTCGCAACGGACATGAAACGGCAGGAATATATTATGTTCCTATGGGTATTATGGATATGTCTTATGGTTCTGCGCCTGTAAGTTTATACAATATAGAAACAGGAGTAAGCGGTATTGCTCACTCATCTGCCGGAAATCCAACACCGTTTTTTCATAAAGGACTTACTAATACTTCCGGAAGCCACGATACGCCCGATAAGACATTAGTAATGGCTTCATTTGCTGGTGCTTATTATCATTCGGGATTCGCAAGATTAACTCCTACTGTTGAGTATGCAATTACGCAATCGCACGAAATAACAAGTCCTTCCGGACAAAACTTTTTTGTTCATAATGTATTTATTGAACCCGAACAAACTGATTCTGTATCGGGAACTCATAGAGTGATTAATTATACAGGTAAGTTGCGATTCAAAGGTATAGGTGAGACATTTAACTTGCGATTAATGTGCGACCCACATACAAACCATACTCCAAAATATACACTTAAATTAGGTTATCCTAATCCTTATGTAAAAGCAAACAATACTTGGTCTTCTGTAACATCTCTTGTTACAGTTGATATTGATTTATCACATTTCTCTTTGAATAAAGCAAAGGGTTCTATTACCAAAGACTCTTATGGTGGTGTTAGTTCAACCGCAGGTATAGGGCAAACAAAAGTAGGAGATTGGGTTGATATTCAAGTAGTAATGGATTTTGTTACTAATTCATGGAAGGCTTATGCTGATGGTAATACTATTCATTTTGATAATGGTTCTTTTGGAACAACATTCAATGCAGCGACTATGGGTAGCCTTAATGGTTGGTCTTTAGATTTGCATTATACAAAAGGTAGTGATGATTACATAAATCATACTACTCTTATTGATAGAGCAGGTATGGCTCTACCTCTTACAAATAAATTCGATGGAGACCTAAATTCATTACCTCCTGTTCATAAAATGAATATGAGTTTAGGTGCTAATTCTACAAGCACATGCTCTATTGATATATTAGATGATGATAGCACATTCACTCTTACTCCTCTTACATCTACGGCAGAAGATTGGAGACTATTAGTATTTCAAGAAAACGAAGATAGACCTTTATGGTGGGGCTTTATTGAAAACATTACACATAAACAAAATGCTTATGAAAATACTATGACAACAACAATTAGTGCTTCGGATTCTCTAAGTATATTTGACAGACTTCTTCCTATTTGGGAAGTAGGTCAAGGCGCATTCCAATCCCTTAGCAACCATTTATCCATGTCTCCTTCTACTGCTAAAAAATACGATGAGACATTTACACTACATCAAAAATTGCACTTTGGTTCTGTTGATTTACAGATGCTTGATTCTCATTTAGGATATTCTAAATTTAATGTTAGAGGAAATTTTGATGATTATAATGATGTTCCGAATAGCAAAATGAGTTTATACTCCGGAACTGCTATACAGATGTATATTAATGAAGACGAAGATGGCGCAAACTCCGTTGAAAAAGAGTGGGCTGGTCTAAATGCTGAAAATTGGGGAATGTTTGATATTTACTCTATATATAGACAAACAAATAAATTATTTGTAATTATAGAAAGAGATACAAGATTTACTATTGGTGTTGATTCATTCGGATTGACTAATTATCGTAGTTTAGCGGTAACAGAAAGTATGAGGCTTAGAGGAACATTAAGTGATGATGGAGACTATGTTATTGCCGGAATAACATATAAACAACATCAAGGAGGAACTGATAACAGGTATGTAGCCTTTGAACTAACATCAACAGGAACACAAGTTTCCGACAATAGGCTTTGTTCCTTTGGTGATGTTATTCACGAAACATCTTATAGTGATAATGGGGCTTCCTCTAAAGAATTACTAAGATTTGAAGTAGGCGCACCAAGCCCACACGGTCTAAATATAGGTGATGAATTTGTAGGATTTTCCGGTGTAGACCATCCATTTGCAGGAGAAGTATTTACTGTAATAGGAGTTCCCGACGCTACATCAGTTCTTGCTGAAACAAATAAAGCAACGGGTGTTGCTAACTTTACTGCTGCGTCTACTGCACAAGAAATGCAAGTATATTCGCAAGCAGATATTAATTCGCATTCTCCTACAAGAAGAGTAATAACTCCTGCCGTTGCTCTTAATTCACCAACTACTAACTTAGGGCAGGTAGGTGGACTCGCAACAGTATTAAACAAGATAAAAATAGATAGAGCAGCACATAGAACAATTCATGCTCGTTGGATGCGAGACTTGCCTTTATCTACTTGGTTCAAAGCACAGTTTGGTATTATAGATGCAGAACCATATACAAGAGCAGGTGTAGGTAGTGTTACAGAACATCCCTTTACTTCAACACAAGCAACGGCAAATGGTTGGGCTACATCAACAGGTAAAACAAGTGCTAAATTGACTGCTGATATAGCCGCAGGTGCTACTTCAATAACAATTAAAGACCCTGCTATTTGGTATTATGCTACTTTTAATAAATTAGATAATGTAATATTAGACTTAATAGACAATGCAACAGGAGAGCATGATTATGCTATTGGAAGCGTAAGTGGAATACAAAATGAAGTTTCTATTGATTGGGAAGGAGACGGAACTTGGAATTTTGGAAGCGCGCATGGTCTTGCAGAAGGAGATGTTATAGCAATTCATGGTTTCAAATCAAATGCTGCATTAAACGGGGTTCACATGGTAAAAGAAATATCTACCTCGACGGGTTCATCATTATCAGCAAATCACATTAAGACATGGAAAATTAATAAATATGTTCCTACAAGAAACTCTTTTGCGTTTTTACAGGCTAAATATCAACAAGGTTCGGGTTGGAACGATGGAACGGCAAGGCATTATCAAGACCCCGATGCGATTGATTGGAGTCTTGAGGCAACCGATAGTAATACTAACTTTACTTGGGATGGCACTTTCCCTGCTGCCGAAACAGGAGGCAAGGCAGCACATGGTATTGTGACTATTCTTAATGTAAAAGGAGTAAAAAGAGAATGGAAAATAAATGATACTATCGTAAGTTTGCGAAAAGTAGATGAGTCTAATGGATATAAGCATATATGGTTGTCTTGGGCTGATATGAGAAACAACGGTATGGCTGATGCAGACGGAGGACATAGAAAAACAAGTTATGGTCTTAATTTACCCACTACAAACTATGAGTTACTACTTACATTTGCAGACCAATTTGATAATCAAGGACAACCCGATGTATTTACAGACTTAAAAGTAGGCGCAGATGCAGATATTTGGGATATTGATGCTACTACCGAACCTTATACGGGGCTTGCTTGGTCTGCTCTTAATGGTGCAAGCAACGATGAACCATACGACACAAGATACCACAATTGGCAAAATAAAGGTGGTGCAATCGCACTTGTTGATGTAAGTCGTTTTTGGAATTTAAACACTATGGCTTG